GCCCTGGACATATTCACCTGCAAGATTGTACAGATAACTGCCTCCATCTTCACCTACATTTCCTGATGCTCACACTGCCACCAGATCAAGTCGTAGCCAACGCCTCCAACACCCCGCCCAGTCTGCCTGACATACTAAATGCCCAGACTGATGCCATGTCTGCTGCCCAATACAGCTACACACAGTCAGCCACTGTCTCACGTGTTGGAAGCACGCAGGTCATCAATCCAACTGACCCGGAGCTGCAGCTACAGTGGATTAAGTCTGTACAGGTGGTAGACCCCAGCGACTCCACCAGCATACTCTCACGTACCTTCCATGTCCTCCAGTTCGCCTACGACTACGCCATGTCCTGGAATCACAGTCCAGACCCAGCCTACCAGACTGACCTGCTCTACTGTGTCACAGCTCACTTCAATGACAATGTCTACGCAGCAGGTGCACCTGACTTCATACGCTGGCAGCACCTGACACTCCCCTACAGCTACACCAAGCTCTATCAGAACAACAAGGTAGGCAGCACCAGCTTCATCGAGGCTCCCAAGTCCACAGGCACGGCTGACAGCACACCATCTGACACACCGCCTGGCAATCTGAGCTCCACGCATGTAACTACCACCACCACCAGCTACATCTACGAGAGTCCAGCCTACATCGGCATCCTGATCTGCCGCGGTACCTATCCAGGTGCAATCATCACCTGCAACACAGATGCCCAGATATACCTGCTAGACAGTCCATCTGGCTATATCAACCCAGCCAGTACCGGAGCGGCGCCGCCCCCAGTGGGTACAATCACAGCCTCCACTGGAGATAAGACCGTCATCACCAGTAGCCGTACCATCACCACTCCAGGTGCAACTGCCCTGTCTCCCACCACTATACAGCCCATCAGTCCACCTGCCGCGCCAGTGGTGGCTACCATAACTGCAACCCCCGTGGTTGCTGTAGTGACACCTGGAACCACAGGTACGCAGCCAACTGCCAGCGGTACTGCCGGACCCATCCTCCTGACCAGCCCATATATCCTGATCTGGGCAGATGTCTGCCAGCTGGAGACAGCCCTGCAGGTCAGGGTGGACTGGTATGGTCAATTTCTCTTCACTGAGGTATCTGCCACAGGTGGTATTCCAGACAGGGAGATCATATCCTGGGGTGCCGCCACATCACTGACTGACAGACTGGTGCCACCCGGTAATGTACCTGTAGACACCGACTTCCCAGCAGCACCACATAGCACACCAGTCCAGTGGGGAGCCAATACTCCAGCAGCAGGAGTAGTCTGATGCACCTATCTCTCCAGGAGGCAGACGATATACGGGGACTGAGACTAGCCCTGATAGCGCGCACCAGAGAAGGTGTTGACCTGGAATACTTAAGGCAAATACACCTGCTGAATGCAGCGCTGCAGAATATCCTGATCAACTCCCATTATCATGAAACACTACGCATCAATAGAGTCAGAGAGTCCAATAGAGATACCCCTGGAGGAATTCGCAGCGCTAAGTAGTAGCTACATCGAGTGCCGCCCCAGCTTCTACACCGGCAACTACATAGGACTGGAGATAATCTCAGATGATGAGGCAGACACCTATGAGCTGATGGGAGCACTGGTTCAGCTACTGCTGCAGCAGGGTGTCAACTCCTTCTGTCTCAATTTCAATCCAGAACGCCCGCCTGCTGCCTGTAATCTAGTCTAGGCAGCCTTCAGTGCCTCATCGATCATCTGCAGGGGCACAGTATTGAGTATGAACTGAATCTCAGACACGCTGTAGGAGAAGAGACGGTATGACACCAGCTCATTCCCCCTGAACAGCAGCAGCTGTATGTCATATATGTCCTGACCATGCAGGCGTCCCTCGAATAGGATAGGGCTAGAGGCTGGTCTCTTCTCCGCAAAGACTATCTGACCATACGAGGTGACGCTGTATACAATTTCTAGTTCTTCCATAGTATTAATTCTAAGTTGAATACTGTAGTCCCGTATCGGGTGCAATCAATCCCTGGGGTCCATCTGCATTATTATTCTCATTATAAATGGTTATATTCAGGTTCTCCATCTGCTGTTCTGAGTACATGGAGTTAAACTCACCATTACCAGTGGGTCCGCTCAGTATGCCAACTGCAATATCGCTGGCCTCTGAACGTATCAACTCAATATCCACATTAGCGACCTGCAGTGCTGATTGCTGGGCAGCTGCCTTAATCTCAGCGGCATCCTTATAGGCCTGAGTTACTACGTAGTTATTAAGTTCAGCGTCCTCAGTAATACCTGCCAGGGCATAGGCTGCCTTCTGAGCACCACTGACCTGCAGTGCCACGCCCACTGCAATAGAGGTAATAATTCCAAACAGACTGCGAGCCTTAACATAGCCAGGCATATCTATCTCTGGACCTATATTGAGGTGATTCATCATAACACCTGATAGACCTTCCTCCAGAAACTCACTGGCAGACTGAGTTACCCGACTGAACACATTATCCTCTCCCAGTCGTCTGTTTAACTTGGTAGTAAGCCTGGATAGATCCTCTGACATTCCCTGATGTCCCTGCATAGTGGCAGAAACTACAGCACCCCACATCATCATGCGAAACCTATCCTCATAGGCATGGATAAATGCCTGACCATAGCTCTCATCTGGATGATGATACATCTCATTGCGGATACTAATCATAGAGCCGCCCATTATAGCCATACCCATAGAGCCCAGTGTCTTCAATGTAGTTCTGGTCTTACCGAGTTCAACTAACTGCGCTGCCCTATGTGATTCCAGTTGGAATACCATGTTAGAGAAGAAGGCACCGGCTGCCTCATTAATACCGTTATTACTATTCTGATTAGAGTTCGCCAGGGCGCCGCCCAGACCAACCAGCAGTGGATATATGAGGGAATCGTAGATCTGTCCGGTACTCTCTATATGCATAGATGCCTGATGAATACTGACTATTTCGCCATTAAATCTCTTCTGATGCTCTATGCTTCGAACCCTATTGATATCGTATTCCTTACGTGCGAAGTACTCATTGTATAGGCGCTCCACATCTCTCTCAGATAAATCACCATTAAAATCAAATTCTCCTATAGTGGAATGTACAGCAACATCTCGATTAGGATTTCTGGGATTTCTTCGTTTAATAGAGTCTATATAGACATCAAATACATTATTTATATGCTTAATGATGTTACCAAAAGCAGTAGTATCTAATCCAGCCTTAATTGCTTCTGCATTACCTTCAGTCCTGAGAGCTTTATTACCTTCTGCAGTAAGTAAATCTATGAGATTTTCAAATGCCTTATACTCACTCTTACCTGCTATTGACTTACTCATAGTACTGAGATAAGTCCTGAGCATCTGTTTCTTAACAGTTTCACTGTAGGCTTTAATATCTTCTTCGCTATTATCTTCAGTTACATGTCCTGTAACAAGCTCCTTACTAGTACTTCCATCGTCATGCCTCACAGTACGTTCCCACTGTACATCTTTAATCATATTAAATAGGGACATAGATAGACTGCGATAAACTTCATTAGTACCGATACCTTCCTTACCATGGGCAGCTTTAGATATCCAGGCGCCTAGAAATGGAGCAGTATGGGCATAGACTGGATCTGATAAATCTTTAGCAGCATATAGAGAAGAAGCCAGAGAAATTTCTGAATTATCTAATAGCTTTTCTCCTTCTCTGCCTATAAAGTTATCAACATCTTTTCTTGATTTTCTATATATTTCAGTCAGTATAGTCAATCGATCTCTTTCCTTTCTAAGATATTCAGCATCGGCTTTTCTATTGTTTGTTTCAAGATCCTCTACATGTCTCTTAAATTCAGATTGACTGAGAATTATAGTTTCCAGGTTTTCTCTTCTCTTCTGGTTAGCTTCAGCATTGCTATTACCAGCATCTTCGTCATCATACCAATGCTGTCTGAGATAATCCTGTAAATTACTGTTCTCAATGTTGTAAAGCTCGCTATTCCTACGCCGACTTTTTAAATCTAGTCTACCTTTTTCGACCTTATAAAATTTATGGAGTTCTTCATCCTTTTCTCGGGCAACCAAGTCTCCATGTTGATCATTAGATCTATCTTTTAAATGTGTTTCTGCCCTAGTATTGGCTATTAATGTATGTAATCTAGTACTAGCTACATATGCTAACATCTTATTAATGCTGGCATTACTGGTATCGCCAGGAGTCAGTGCATTAATCAGAGCCTTACCGTTTTTTATATTTAAACCTCCCTCAGCATGACTACCTTCTAAAAATACCTTAAAGTTATTATCAATCTCATTTGTAGATGTATCTATTACTTCTCCAGAAGTACCGCCATGTATTAACTCAGCAATGGTTCTAAATTGCTCTAAAATCATGAAGTTATCCTGCAGAGATTTACTGGGACCTATCTTACCTGCCAACTCCTTTATTCTATTTTTTCTTTTTTCGTAGTTACGTTCTTCCTGAATAGATGATAATTCTTTAGATATCTCATCTATATTGCCAGTAGGTTTAATAAAATCGCGCAGGGACTGTGCAATAGTCTGATGCATACCCTGGATACTCTCGAAACGTCTATTCTCCTTATCTACAGTTCTTTTAAGATTATCTACCTCAACTTGTGCTTCTCCTCTGGCAGTTTCCTCATTCATTAATGGTTTTTTAGCCATTATCTGTTCTTTCTTAATTTCTATAAGATCTTCATAGTTGTTATGAACTGCCTCACTCATAATACCGGTAGACATATGTCCGTATAGGGTTAAGCTAAAGAAATTAACAGCCTTACCGAGTATATTGGATGCCAGTTCTGCCTGAATCTGTAATGAACCCTCCAGGATATTAGTAGTTGTGGCGGCACCTACATTTAAATTATTAAATAACTTCTGAACACCCTCTAGTACTTCGCCCTTATTTTTAGAACTCCACAGATGCTGATAGAATTCAGAAAGTACTCCCGCAGCTGCTCTTCTCTCAGCCTCCTGATGCCCTACCTGGGGTTCTAGCTGATTATAGAATCTCTGTGCAAGTAACTGCATATGAGATAGTTCCTGAGTTACATCTGCTGAACCTTCTAAGTGAATTAGATTTCTAAATTTTTCTCTTTTTTCCTGATCTAACATCTGCCTATTATAGAGAATGTCATATATGGAGTTATAACTTTCCTCTACATTAAACTTAGCCCATGCATTTCTAGACTCACTCAATGTATAACCCTTGTCATGCATACTAAGCATAGAGGCTAAAGAAGGTCCAATAAATCTACTATCCATTTGACCTCTTTTAATGCCTTCTTCTATTAACTCTTCTTCTATTTTTTTACTAGTTATATTCCAGAGAATCCTATACTTCTTATTAGATATTTCATCTGCCCTATCTCCTACCTTAATACCTGTTAACTCCTGTTCAACTCTCCTATTAACTTCATTCATAAATGCTGTGTAACTATTATCCTGAGAAGAAGCAACAGTGCCAGTATAGCCAGCAAATACAAAGTCTCTACCATTTATTCCAGCCGTTACTCCAGCTGCTGCTTCGTTCCTTATCTCTAGTTCTGTCTTACCTATAACTGCTGTTTTATTTGTAGATAATTTCCTATACTCAGCTATATATTGATTGCGTAATTTTTGATAGTGATAACTATCGTAGCCAGTTCCTATAGATTCATAATCTAAACCAACTAGGTCTGCAATAAATTGTCTGGTCTTCTTGAGGTGATAATTAGTGCTATATTGCTTCTGTAGATTTGCAATCTGAGATGATAATACTATCTTTTCCTTCTCAAGTTTTGCAACAGTCATATCAATATTTTTTCCATTCTGAGTGGTTCTACCCTGTTTTCTGAGTTCATTTAGAGAATCGATGGCTATATTGAGTTGAGATAAATTAGTCTGTAGATTAACTATGTTGGATTCAATCATAATAACCATGTCACCATCATAGTCACCTAAGTTCTGAATCATACGTCCAACAGTATTGACCATCAATAGACCCTTAGATCTATCTTCATTCATCTTCATGAACTGTCTTTTAATTTCTGGACTGACATTAATACCCCTAGTAGCTAGATTAATAGCCGCCTTATTGTAGGTATGTATATCTATTATTTGATGATGAAGATAGCTAATATTGAGACCACCTAAAGGCTGTGGACGGTATATCAGAGAACTCAGTGAATTAATTCGAGCCCTACTCTCCAGGTTGCCTAATCTAATTTCCCATTCAGCTAAATCATCAGGGTCATCAGTTATATTATTTAACTGTGTTCTTGTTATCGTTCCCTGGTTCAGTAAATTATACATATGGCTATTAATATTTATTTTTGAAGAATTCCTAGATTTAATATCATTTTTTAATGTAGTTAATTCGCCAATAATATTTCTAAGCTCATCCCTGGGTCCATTACCATAGACACCATTAGCGCCACTCATCATAATATTACTGGAAGCTCCAGCTTCAACATCTCTCAGTATTTCATTAAAACTATTGAGATAGGTATCTATACCCCGCACCAATGCCTGACTAGAACTACCATATTCAGCCAATTCAGTGCGTCTACCCCCACTGACTTCTATTTTTTTACGTTTCTGCAGCTCTAAGGAACTCTGTCCTGTAACTGCGATACCTTCTGCTAACCAGGGATTAGAGGTCACCACTCTGGTCTGCCTTTCTAAGTTAAGAGTTATTCTGTTACTTGCAGCAATTTGTCCCTGTTCCTGTAGAGAATTTATACTACCACGGAGCAGGTCTTGAAATCTCTGTAGTCTCTCTATCATTCGTTTATCTATGGAAATATCAGTAATAATTCCAGTTTCACCGTTCCTCTTTCTCTCAGCCAGACTGCGATAAAAAGTCATAACATCGCTGTCTGGAGACAACATAGTATGTAACTCTATCTGATTAGAGATCATTTCAGCGGTAGTATCTCCCAACTTATGCATACCCAGTGATACCAGCGTATCAGATCCCAGTAATACCCCTCTGACTGTCTGATTGTAATCAACAGCGATATATCCAGTGCCGCCCGTACCTCTACTTGTTTCTAGAATAGCTGGTAATTCCAGTAACATATCTCTGGTATTACCGCTATTCTTAAGCCCCTGTTCTATAAATTTTTCAGCATGATCAATAATATATAGACCCGATTTGATTCCGCGATCTTCAGTTTCCCTGAACATACTGCGCAGAGCAGTTTTATGATAGGTTTTCAGTATCTTATATATAGCTTCTCGACTATAACCAGTGCTATGGGGACCCTGAGCATTCACAGGATTAACAGCACTGATAGTCTCTAGAAATTCTCTCAGAGTAATATCTTCCCTAATAAACCTACCATCAGGACCAATTCTATTGGTCTGTCTTCCCACTTTAAGACTAATATCCAGGAAATTATTGCTATTGTTATTAGCGAAAGTCTCTAGCTGATTATACAGATTGATAAATTTATTATCAGCCATCATATCTCTGGCTTTATCGTTTACCGAAGCTCTACTATTATCCATATCAAAAAAGGCCATGGCTCTTCCCAGGAGCTGCATACCTGTCTTGGCTTCTTTAAATAACTCATCAGCTCTAGTCTGCTGTTGTTCTACCGTTGGTCTATCACTTGGATTACGTCCATTTCTATTCCACTGATCTGATAGTTCATTATCGGCAGCATTAAGAGCATGCAGATAATAGCTACCTATCAATCTACTGCCATTATTGTATAGGTAAGTATCAATACCTGTAACTGCACTTCCAGCCACAGTACTATCTACTAAACCTACTACATCAAACAGGGTTCCCACATTCTCTTCAAATATCTGACCCCTGCCACTAAATGAATTCTTCAGTGCTGCAAAAAAGCGATTAGCAGCCTGTTTTCTATTATGAGCCTGTTTAATAAATTCACTGGCTCCAAGTAGGGACTTCTGCTGTATCTGAAATTCTATTTCTCCACTACTTCTACTACCTACAGCTACCTTAGATGCAGATGGAGAATGTCCCAGAAAAAGAGCAACTGTTCGCATAGACATATCTAGTCCATAGAACATACTGGCTAGGTTATTTTTCCTAGTAGTATCTGTATCATTAACTATTTCATATATCTGAGATGAGGTTAATCCCAGAGATACTGCTGCCATTTCAAATGCATAATTTTCATAGTTAACAGGCATATTGTCAAACTGCTGTTGACTGCTAACTAACTGCATACCAACATGTAATCCGGCTACAAAAGATTCAGCAAACATATCTTGCATGCTGCCCGTACTCAGTGCCCTATCGTTTTCACCTGTTTTAGCGCTGCTAATTATTATCTTATTTAAAGTTTCGATAAATTTAGTCTGAGCGCCATTATCTCCTGCTAATACGGCTGCTAAATCTATACCTCCTCTGGCTTGATTGAATACTTCAAATAGGGGATTAGAAGTAATATTCAGCCTATTTAACTTATTAATACCGCCTCGAAGAAAGGATTCACTGTCTTGTCGGGATGCCACTCTAATATTTCTCAATATCTCTGGAGCATCATCTATTTCCCCATTAATATCTGTAATATTCTCACCGTACCTATGCAATGCTTCAGATATTTTTTTCGCATATTCCTCAGATCTATCCTTATCGTTATCTTCGCCATAGCCAGTGAATGATTCTATACCAAAAGTCAACAGCATTGCGGCTGCAACTCTCTTAGCACCCAATGCCGATATACCTTCAGTAAGTTCAGCTACGCCTTCTTCATGTCTAAGTAACTGGGCTCCATGTCCAGGCATATAGGCTTTAAAAGAAGTTATGTTAGCTATGCCATGTATTTGATGAGCCTGTATTCCTCTACTACCCTCTACTGCGCTTCTTAGAATACCAAAGCCATCTCTACTCTTACCTAGCCTGCCTTCTCTCTGACTTCTATTGTATTCTGAAGCCCTATATTCAAATCCTTCTACATCAAACATCTGCACAACAGATTTAAATAGTCCAAAGTTGGCTTCCTGACGATCTCCAGATACCAGCAACGAAGATCTAATAGAAACATTACGAACTACAGTTGCAGAATTAGAACTATCTCCAGATGTTCCTAGTCCTGTTTTGATTTCTATAGAATTGTTGTGATAGGATATACTGACCCTAGCTCCCAGCGTAGCTTCAGTAATACTACTAGATCCAGAGACAGCCTTATCCTTAATACCTTCGAGTAGTTTAATTAATTTATCACTACCGATACTAGAGCTATTTCTATTTTGATCTGTAGATGCAGCCACGGCACTGGCAGCATTGTCAACAATACCTCTAACCTGCTGTGCACTGAGGGTATTTACTATATTACTTCCCTTCCTGACTAGGTATGCTTCACCTGTATGTGGATCTATAGAGACAATATCGCCAATTCCCAGGTTCAAGTTAGCCATACTAAAGTCATTCATCAGACCGTAGCTCTTAACCTTCCTATTCTGAATATTGATATTTCCATATCTAGTGGGTACTACTTCTTCCCCGCTATCTGTATTAATTTTCCTGCCAAATCCGGCATTAGCATAGTAAGTGGCATCATGCAGGTACCCGCCAAGCCTGAGTAACATAATAGGTTGATCTTCCCATCTGTAACCATCCCTATCAGTTATTATCGGAGCACCAGTCATAGATGTACCGTCAAGCTGATCTCTAGTTACCGCCCATGCTCTGAGTAAATGCTTCTTCTGTTTATCATCAAATAAATCTCTATATTCATCTCCATTCAGTTTTGCCTTCATATTTTCATAAATTTTCAACTGAGAAGGAGCCATAAGGGAACGAATATCAGAATCAAACTGATAACCCATTGTCATCATATGTGGAAAGTAACCACCAAATAACAGAGCAGCTGTAGCTTCTCTTTCACTCGTTCGCCCATCATCGCCAAATAATTCAGTTCTAAAGTTTTTTCTAATATTTTCTATATAGTTATCAGCCCTGCTTCTATCTTTGGCATCAAAGCTATTAAGTAGGTTTATATAATGAGTATATTCCGCACTGAGTGCAACTTTAGATTTAGTGCCCATAGCATTACGTATCCTCTGAGCAAACTGAAACTGCTTATCTTTCTTACCAGTGCGAGTTATTAATAATCTATCTTTATTAACTAATGCTGTCTGATTACTTGCTACGACCGAATTATAACTATTAATGGCTAAATTTTTCTGACTCTCTAAAAATTCATTTCCTAAATTAGCTACACCAGCGATGTCACTGTAATAGTCACTCTCAGTAAATTGAGAGACATCATTACTATCCCTATCTCCATCTATTATGTATCCAATACCAATTGCCTCCAATGCTTCCCAATTGTTCAGTAGGGATAACTCCTGCATACGAGATCCAGTAGCAGTGGAATAGTATTCCATAGTAGTGTTAGTAATAGCAGAAGCCAGAGCATAAAATCCGGTGCCGCCATACTTTGTAGGATCAAATATCATCGGACTCAAGACAGAGGACATACTGTATAGATTGGAAATCCCTACTTCAGCTGAGCCTCTACTTCTCTCTAAAAAGGATTTATTAGCATCGTTATATTCGCTACGAGAAATAGTATAGTGAGCCTGAGAATTAGTTCCTAATCCTAATTCAGCAAATGGAATTGTATTAATTGAAACATGCTGATTAATCATTTCATTAACATCAACTCTATCGGATAGACCATGAGCCATCAGAGCAAATACATCAGATAGAACATGCCCCTTAGCTCTCTCTTCATTGGTATTTAATCCTAAAATTTTGCCCAGGGTATTACTGAAAGTGTCTAGATTAACAGAACCCCCAACAGTCTTAGGATTAAACTGATCTATTGTCAGATTAAATAGTTCTATAATACTATCAAGAGACTCTCTTCTGGTGCTTCCATAGTTAGCATTAAGTCCTCTGGTCAGTTCTACTGTATTTTTGACAACATCATAGAGATCTGTCATATGAGGATTCCTAGAAGCTCTTAATCTCTCTCTAACTGATATGACATTTGTCCTTGCTTCTTCAAAAGTTTTGTAATAACCCTTCTCAACCCATTTTCTAGCATATTCATCTACATATCTATCCTCATTTACTCTACTAGGTAAGGCACTATTATCCAGAGCCTGAGTCATTTTACCGCCATACTCGGTTAACAGTATAAGAGTATTTCTAGCCTCGAGTAGAAATTTTTTAACATCCTGGTTTTTAATTTCTACTGCATCTTGAGCTTTTTTACTGGGATCTATAAAATCTGCAATCATATCCAGTGCAGCATCATGATCTTTAAAATTCTTATGAACCCAAAATACTCCAGGATTCCTACTATCTATATTTGTATCTACTATTTCTTCTCTGTTTTTAATAAGATGCATTTCAGATCCAGTCTTCGATGACTTAACCTGAACACCATAGGTTTTACCTTGATAATCATAAATTACATCTATCTTGCTGTTGACATCGCCTTTCGTATTTTCATCTAATTTTCTTACATTACTAATAACCTTACTAAATCTAGGATCCTGAAGATATTCTACAAACCTATTGACAGCATTATCGCCTCCACTGGAATTGTAATTTGTACCAGCATCTTCAGAGAGATAACTTTTATGACTAGTTACCTCAACTGGCTTACCATATGCTCCAGCTAACCCATTATCGAGAACTTTACCTTTGATAGGGGTGTCATCAGCTCCAATTAGATTTTTATGGAATCCAAGAGTAGCCTCTAATCTATTTTCTAATTTTCCTCTCTCAATAGGACTAGAAGAACCCATACCCAGATTAGAAAGAAAATTAACTGTCAAGTCTCTGATAAACCTACTTCTCTCAGAGATGTCATCCATACTATTGACATTATTAATGTACTGAGCAGGACTAGCTATTGATTTCCTATAGTTGTATTCCAACACATTACCTAAAATAGCCATAACACCGGTCTGAGCACTGTTGAGATACAGTTCATTACCCATACCTGATTTAACAGCACCGAAAGGTGTAGCAAAATTACCAGCATCCTTACTAGCTATTACGCTACCTCTATAGACTCTACTCTCGTTAGTTAATACTATGGTGCCTTCTAGATTAGTATTTTCAGTGGCATTAGATCTTGCCTCAGTTGAAGAATTTAAAATTGTGTAACTTAAATTCTTATTGCCTATTTTGACACTAAAGCTATCTGTACCACCAGACTCCAGAGAACTATTAAGACTAAGCTCTACTCCACCTAAATTATTAAAAGTGTAACTTGTCCTATCCTTATTCACCTTCATGTTGTAAGGATTTACAGCAGGACTATACCCCTCTGAACCATATTTTCCATATTCATGAAATGCTTTTTCATATTCTGCCAGTCTATCCTCCATAGTGGCTCTATGTCCTAATGCCTCAGATACCCTATTGAAGAGTTCTATATCTGTAACACTGCTTCTCTTTAACTGTTCAATTAATATATTAAAAGCAGTTTTAACACTCTCGGTATTTCTAATTTGCTTCAATATATCGCCCTTCATATTCTGAGGCTGATCTATTGCTCCCATGAAACTGCGTGGAACACTTTCTTCCTGAAAAAACCTATCTCTCTGCTCCTGTCCCCAGCCCAGAGCTTCACTGAAACCTCTACTTACGAGATTATGTAGGGACTGACTATGTACCTTAGCAACTTCAGGTAACATATCTCGGTTGCCTAAGACATTGTAGCCAGCATTTGCTGGATTAAATCTAGAAGCATAGTCTGGATTAAGTGAAACCTCATTGAGCTCTAAAGATAGTTTCTGTTTATACTCCATGTAGGCTTCATGGCTATTAAAATCAGATTCAGTCAATAACTCCATAGAAAAGGGAGTAAAGTTGCTTGAACCTATATTACTGGCAATAGTAACTATGTTATTGTTATTATCATATTCATACAGGGAATATGCCTTGGCATGTTGTCTGGGAACTGAGGCTTCCTGCACATTTCCACTAGATATAGCCAGCAGAGTTCTTAGGGTATCTCTAACATGTTGTGTAGAATTTAAACCCGTTTCTTCGTATTTGGCTATAGAACCCTGACCAAATATATGTTCATACACTTCAAATCCAGCTCGATGAGAGACACCTCCCTCCATAATGCTAGTTAATATATCTTCAGCATATGTACTTGTAGAAGCGTATTTCTGTTTAATCATACGCATGTAACCCAGCAAGTTGCCGTTATATTCCTGATTAACCTTACTATCAGGAGCAGAATTCATCTTACTTATAAGGGGATTGAGTACCTGTTCAGCAAAATTTCGGATATCTACTGCAACAGTTAATCTTCCCTCAATTAAACTGTTAAGAGTTTTTTCCTGTAACCTGGCGTATCTCTGAGCCAGGTCATTATCTTTCAGGTATCTCTGCATATTCTGATCGTATAGACCAAATTCACTGGTAAAGGCGCCGCCTTCTCTATCTCTAAGTAGACTAGTGCCCTGTAATAGTAAAGTCTGGTCTAACATCATAATCATGCGGGCAGACTCATTTACACTTTTTTTAAATTTATTATTAGCAGAATCTACTCCATAGGTATAGTCAGATAGATAGCTCAAAGCACTATCTAAATGTTCATAGACTCCTCGCATATCGGTTGTTTCTTTACCGCTATCAATATCTTTATCAGCAGCAGTGCGTAGATTATTAAAATTGTCTCTAACCTCATCGCGATCAGCTGAGTAACCAGTAAAATCGCTCTTAGCAATCTTACGTCTCTGCGTATAGAGAATATTCTCCATTTCCATAGCACTTCTCTTAGTTTCTGCTAACTTAGATAGTCCAGGATCTCCGTTATACTCATCTTCAATATCTTCAATAGTTTTATTTATTTCATGTTCAGTACGAAACCTGGCAATAGATACTAGCTCAAAGTTACTGCCAGATAATTCAAAATCCCTACCTACTGGCTCAGTTAGGTTCATTGACCCCAGTATAGATACGCCACCGATGAGATCGTCATCTGTAAAATTTTCAGAATCCTCCCTGAATGTCTCATCTACCATCAACTTAAGGTGAGAACGATCATTAGCAAATTTAGTAGCAATTCTCTCATGAGCATCGTAATGATTAGATCCCCTTCTCACGAGAGCATGCTTCATTGACTGTAATCTGCCAGCAGTAGTTAAGTTTCCACCTAAGATGGCTAAATTAGTATTGTTATCATCATCACTATCGCTAGGAGTAGCTAGAGTCACATGAGCGCTAAAATTTACATCAGTAGCAGTTCTAGCCGTAAGGTAATCGAGTGCAGTCTCATTCTGTAACTGAAATATATCTATATATAGCCTGGTCTTACCTGCTCTTATGCCACCAGCCTGACTAGAAATAATATCTGATTTATTACCCATCATCAGCAGGGCAGTGCCAATTCCAGGACGTATTTCAGTAGGTGAAGGCTCAGTTATATTAAGAAGTCTGGCTGCAGAATCTAAACCAACAGGATCCATCATGGTGTTGTTTAAATAACTGTTTGCCCTGGGATCTCCAAGTAGCTGCATACCAGTATTGATAGATGCAGCATTGAGATCGGCATAGAGCATCTTAGACTGCGCCTGTATAGCTAAATTACCTTCTTCCCAAAGATCTGTATTCCTATTACCAGATACTATACCTGCGCCAAGCCCGCCAGAAGTCCATGGATTAGATACTGCAAAAAATAGAGAACGCGCATCTGCATCAGAGCCAAGACCTAATCTACCCGATACAACTTTCAAGATGTCATAGGTCTGAGCTGTCGGTTTAGATAGTCTATTGAGATCTGTATCTATAGCTGTATAGGTAATAGCATTATCAATACTCTGTAGACCATCTACACTGCTAATTTCACCAGTACTCAGCTTATCTTCGTAATTTTGAGCCGCCTGAATATACAGATCCTGATTAGGATTATTAGAATCAGATGCAGCTTCTAATAAATCAGCGTAGGTTTCTATGCCATCTCCCGCCTCAGGAAGGTACTTGTTAATCAGTTTGCCAGAGACTGCGCCAAAAAAGAATCTCTTACCGCCCGTTAAACCCTGTTCAGCTAAAAAAGCATCAGATAAATACTGATTTTTCGCATTAACCCGCAACAGGTTAAATTTCTGCTGCATATTATAGTTCTGAACAAGTAGCAACCCATTGTCACTAGATCCATCCCTATAAAAAGCTCCCGGTTGCCAAGTACTATTACTATCTGACACAGTTTACCTAGATACATTTAACTAGCATAGTTTATATAAATAAACTATCGAACCTGTAGGCATTGACACCCTGCTGCCTACTACTTGCGTTCAGCCTGCACCTACTGTAAGACATCCACTAGACAATATTATCTACTATGTTTACATGCGTCCTACCCTCTGGCAATACAGTAGTGATGAAATCACTCACCTTCAGAGATCGCCAGCAAGCTGTTCGCATCATGAAGACAGCTAAGGATGAAGGTTATCTACTCGAAGAACTAATGGCGGCCATGGCTATTATCTCCATCAACGGTCAGGATCTGCCACAGGATCTAGTATCCGATCCTGTAACTCGAATGGACAACTGGTCACTGCCAGATGCCCAATACTACCTGGAGTTCTTCATGAGTATCAGCTCTATCGATGAGAAAACACGTAAAGGAGCTGAAGAACAGGCGAAAAAGCTCATGGCAGGAGCTGGGGCACCCCCGGCGCCTACATCCAAGGTAAAAGTTCAGCCTGCCTGAGTCTAGAATTAATCAGGGCCCAGAGACAGTTCATGGGTGGATTCCTCCACCCTGACTCCATACTCAGCCGAAGAACTCACCTGCCCTGTCCCTATGATCCCACCACGCTGATAGATGGACGTGCCGCTATCATCTCCGAGCGCTTTAATGAGTATCTACCTCCAGACTGGTCTCTCATCCAGCTCAAGATTAACTACGTCAAGGCAGTAGCCAGCCATATGCGTAAGAATAATCTGCCTGCCACCTCTGGAGGAAGTCCCAATATATCTGGATGGCTGCATATATGCACAGTCCTGGGCGGCGGTGTCAACTGGCATGACTGGCAAGACCTGAATGAATTCGAGCAGGAAGCCCTGATCCAGGAGGTCAATGAACATAACCGCCAGCAGGAGAAGAGACACCAGCAGGAGACTGAGAACATGAAGAAAGAACTTCAGAGTATCCAGTCTGAGAACAGTCCATCCATGTTCAACAATATCAAACCACCCTCATTCCACTAAATCATGGACGAATCTCCCCAAGAGCAGAACAAGGTCTCGCACCTAGTTACCCAACCACCTGTAGTAACCTCACCTACCTATAGGAGGTTCCCACCTCGGTTAGGTCAATTCGGACGCTCCATGTCCTATACCTCTATTGGAGAGAGTTTCAGAGCCACCACCAAGCCCTCCCAGCAACAGCTGGCTGTCTGGGATGAGGCACGCCAGAGAGAACCCACCATACAGGCTGGGTTCAATATCATCACCAGGAACCTGCTGGCCACCATCGGAGACTATGTGCATCCCAACAGGGACATACAGAACTTCGTCAGGGCCAATATAGCCCAGGGACTGCATAGATGGATAGAGGCGGCACTGATATCCAGCATGTGGAGTGGGTTTTCAGTCGGCGAGGTGATCTGGCAGTACCGCGATGGGCCCAACGGCAAGCAGGTCTGGATCAATGAGATCATGCCGTACCATCCCATCCAGATCTTCTTCATCGTCAATGACTTCGGACAACTCACCCATGGCGAGAGGGTCACCTACTCCAGCTACAAGTCTGGTATCTGGGTACCCCGTCCTGCCAGCCAGTATACCCGGAAGATCAACACAGACACACATGGCATCCATGCCAGACTGCCACGCAGCAAGGCCTTCTACACCAAGATAGGACATGACCAGGGTAACCCCTACGGTCACAGTCCCCTCTTCCCTATCATGCGTTACCATCTCTTCAAGGAGGTCTTCATGGATCTCATGAGTAATGCCCTGGATAGGTATTCCATGCCCCTACTCTACGTCAAGGTACCCAACCAGACCACGCAGGAGGCCACCACTGATGCTGATGGCAGCACCCGCATGCTGACACTGCAGGAGGTAGTGGCACGTGAGATACAGGAGATAGAGCATGACAGCTTCCTGGTATTCACCCAGACCGATGCCCGCAATAATCCCATCGAGATAGGTGCACTGACCACAGGTAATAACTACGGGGAGGCATTCAACCATGCCATCGACCTCTGCGATAAGAACATGATGCTGGGTCTCAATATACCCAATCTCCTGTTCCATGAGCAGGGCAGACAGCTGGGTGGGGGCGGCGCCAGTGCCATCCAGTGGGAGGTATTCAACCACTTCATCGGCTCGCTATATGATGTGACTGTGGGTGCATTCATAGACCAGGTGGTACGTCAGCTGATAGCCTACAACTTCGATGTCAACACCGTACCTGATGCTGGTGAACTCGGCTACATGCAGCGTAAGCCCATCAGACCCGTGGATCAGAAGACCACTGCTGATGTCTATTCAATACTGACCCAGATAGGTGCTGTCAATACCACCAATGAGACCGACTTCGCTCATATCAGGGCAGTCATGGGTCTACCAGACCGTGATCACCAGGGCTACGATGAGCCTCACCTGCCAGGCATGACTCCAGCGGTAGGGGCGGCGCCGTCCCAGACCCGCACCAGGAAGAAGGCAACCACCAGGGATGGGCAGGAGCCAACCGACAAGTCAGTCCAGAAATAGACTGGTGCCGCCTACCGTGAGTGATACCTGTGATTGACCACAATAGACTGTCCACTGGCATCTCTCTCCAGCAGATACTCCAGGGAACGCTTCTGCAGCTTCTCCATGTAGTCCCGCAGGATGATATGCTTACAGCGAACCACAGGTCTCCTGTTCAGGTACTCATTACAGGTACAGGACATGCCCTCCACCTGATATTCCTCACCCCCCGCACTGACTATCAGATATCCACCATCCAGCAGGGCGATGGGTATATATCCCGATGAGAGCATGCTGGCAGCCACGAATGAGTCATAGACAGTAGTGACCTCAGACCAGAGTCGCCCCACCAGATACCTGTAGTCCTTCCCAGCCAGCCTATAGGACACATGCAGACCGTCTGGTTCCACCTGCAGGTCTACATCCTTAACCTGATTATGCTCCAGGTGAGCTCGTTCCGCCAGGTAATCCGCCAGCGTCAGATTCTTCAGTTTTCTCGCCATCCCTAACGAAGCCCTCCTCAATGTCTTCCGCCTCATCATTAGTAATCGAACCCTCACTGCCTGGAACTCCATCAGGTATATGGGCCTCCAGGAACCAGAGGAACTTGTCTATGGTTCTGCCTGTCTCGATATAGATATCCTGGGTAACGAAATCCAGACTGGCAGCCTCTGCCGCATAGCAATGAGCTGACAGCTCACTGAGTGCCCGGGACATTCCGTAGAGCAGCGGATACTCATCCCGTACCTCCTCCTCTACCATCTCCGGTGAGAAGAAATTGCTGAGTATGGTCTTATCCTTAATCTCCCAGGCCAGTCCATTGGTATAGCCGCCCAGCTGTTGAATTCTCTCAGCCAGTGTATCCAGGGCATCGCTGAGTTCATTATAGATCTTATCGAACAGCTTATGCAGCTGCATGAACACAGGACCCCTGACATTCCAGTGGGCATGCTTAGCCAGCAGGACTGCATCTGCGAAACTGGGTACACTGATCTGCAGATAGGCGATAGCCCTGTCCTTCTGTTCCTGAGTCAGGGGTTGTGAGTTGTATACTTTCTTAGCCATAGTCAATTAGTAGTAGCAATAGCCTACCATCTGATACAGGTAACTGTTAGTGTGGGATAAAGTCGACTATTTATATGCGCAAGAACCTACACAATTATAAAGAGGCGCTGGCGGAGAACCGTGACTGGGATACCAAGGCACGGAAGGATCTCGCTACAGGTAAGATCAAGGGTGCCTTCGCAGGCCCACATAGGTCATACCCTATCTCCTCAGCAGCAGATGTGACCAATGCCTGGAATCTGGCAGGTCATGCAGACAATCCAGATGAGGTACGCAGGAACATCAAGCGAATAGCCAAGCAACATGGCTGGGAATCAGGACTACCCAAGACTGCCAGGGAGAAATACGCAGATACCCCTGAACCTGTGACAGTAGACGTACCTGTGGCAATACTCGGCAGCTGGGAGCATCCCCAGTACGGTGAGACCACCTTCACTGAGCAGGACTTCAGTGAGATGCAGGAGAACTTCGAGCAGAACACCATCGGCTACGAGCCTCCACTATACATAGGACATGACCGCAGTCAGCCTGCCTGCGGCTATCTGACCAGGCTCTACAGGGAAGATGACGTACTGTGGGGCACCTTCGAGCTGCTCTCTGAGGAGAAATATGATGACCTGGATGGGTATCGCTACAGCAGCCCTGAGATAACCCGCGAAACTGCCAGTAAGGCAGATGGTGCCAATATAGGCACAGTACTGACTGGTCTGGCACTGACCAACCACCCCTTCCTGACTGGTATGCCCCGCGTCAGTCTGTCGGCCGGCGGCCAACAGTGCTCCACTGCCAAGTACTTCTTCATGTGTCTGGACAATCCAGACATAGCCTACGATGTGCTGCTCAACGAGCGCCGCACCTATGGTAAACAGGTGGTCTGGAACGAGGAGGGCAATGTGCTCCTCTACGTGACAGCAGACGATAATCCAGTGGCAGACCAGGGTTTCATGTGCAGCAGCTGTGCCTTCTACACGCAGGCAGGCTACTGTGAACTGATAGGGCTGAAGCCGCCCAATCCAGTAGAGCCAGGTGGATACTGTAAGCTCTGGTTCCCAGTCAGAGACGAGGAGAATGCCGAGGTACCTGGGGAGGAGGCTGAGGATATCAACAGCATGGTCACCATGCTCAATGACTTCTGCTATGCCGAACAGGGCTACGAGGCTCTGGTTAAGTATATAGAGGAGGATAACAGTGAAGAATAAGAAAGTCAGACTGCACAAGGAAGACCGCAATCCAGAGGGCGGTCTCAGTCAGAAGGGACGTGATAAGTATAACCGAGCAACAGGCTCACACCTGAAGCCTGGGGTCAAGGGTACGCCCAAGACTCCAGATGACTACCGGAGGAAGGGGAGTTTCCTGAGCAGGTTCTACGGCGTAGAGAAACTACCTCCACTGACTAAACCCAATGGGAAGCCAACCAGACTAGCCCTGGCTGCTGCTGCCTGGGGGGAGCCTGTACCCAGGACTGAAGCCTCCGCCCGCCGCCTGGCTGCCAAGGGCAGGGCATTATTAGCTAAGTACAAGAGAATGAAGGAAAAACACAGTGAGCCCAGCGGTGCCGCCCCACTACAGCTACTGTCTCAGAACATGGTCCGTATCCCCCTGGGACTGAAGGGTCAGTGGTTTCATGATGAGTATGGCACTGTCAGGTTCGACGATGAGAAGTTCAGCAAGCTAATTCAGAACTACAACGATGACGTACTCGGCTTCAAGCCCTACAGCACATACGGACACCTGGTAGATCCGCGTCACACTGTAGATGGCGAACTGAAGAAGGGGGAACTACGTGACCTACAGGTGGATGGAGATATCCTCTACGGAGACTTCGAGGTCAACAATGAGACCTACCAGCTCCTATCTGAGGGACAGTATGAATACTCCAGTCCGGAGATCATACAGGACTTCATCGACAAGAATACAGGTGAAAATCGTGGACCCGTGCTCGTTCGCACAGCACTGACCAATGCCCCATTCCTGCCATTCGGTCAGGTGAAAATTGAAATGCTGTCTCAGAGCGCACAAGCACGCCCACACGAACATATGACCTTTGCTATTAAATTAATACATGATGATGTGTCGAATACCCCTATGTCTATTGATAATCTAGAGACCGGCTTCAACGAGACCGAGGCAGCTACTGAAGTACTGTCACAGTCCTCAGCTGAGGTTTTAACATCCAATCCTATTGCCGGCAGTGAACTTGTAGCCGATATCGAAGCTATTAAAGGCATTATCGGTGACCTAAGTACCAAGCTAGAGCAGTCTGAGTCCAGAAATAGTTCTCTCCTCAAGGAGCTCTCTGAAACTAAACAACTGGCACAGCAGTTTAGTACCCACGTTAGCAGAACTCAGGAAGAATTGTTACTCAACAGCCTCTCCGGTGCTGGCGTGCCTCCCGTATTTGTACAGCGCTTCTCGCAGTTACGTCGTTCTCTCCTCAACAGCAATGCGTCCTCACAGACCATTAAATTGTCTGTTCGCGGACAAGAGGTGGACCGCAATGTTGTAGACGAAGTAGCTGCCCTCCTAGTAGATGCATTCAATGCCAATGAAGAAAGCCGCGTGATCACTGAGCCAGTCGGCGCCGCCCAATATGCGGTAGCTGGCGATATCAATGAGCGTCTATCTCTCATGGCTAAACAACTCCGCGAAGCCGCACGTAAGTAGAGGTCTATAACACATGGCATTCAATACTCCTCCCGATAGTTATTTACAGCCCTATATCAGTCCATGGACAGTCGTCAGTAGCAATACTGTACCTGGCGAACCTGTCCTACTAGAGCTCGCTAAGGCTCTCATGGCCACCAATGGTCAGACTCCACTGCTCAATATCTTCCCTGAAGAAATCATCCCTGAGCGTGTAGTAGTTATTCAGCAATCCTTCGAGGGTGTCGATACAATCTTCCCCCTAGTTGAACCTGGTAAGCCTGACGTGGTTCTATCTGGTGAGAAAGGTGTAGTCCGTCAGATGATGGTCTCTCCTCTCTATATCAGACAGTCTGCGTCCTTCAGCCCAGCCAAGATCAACTACGTACTCCGCGAGGGTACTGTATCAGATCGCAAGCCACCTGAGGAAATCATCCGTGAAGAGATGGACCGCATGACCCGTGAGCATGCACTCACCTGGGATGTATATCGTTCCATGATGCTCCTGGGCGGTATTAACTACACAGATCCACGCACAGGTGTTGGAGCTCAGGTATCTGCACGTATTCCTGCCTGGAATATCTGGAGCTATAACAATACTGATGGCTACCAAGGACGCAATGAGGCTACCTTCTTCCGTTCCATTGTAGATAGCTACAGTACTGGTGGCAGCGGCACCCTATCTGGAATCTCCTGGGCACATCCTGATGCCGATGCAGTTAACTGTATTCGTCGCCTGGCTCGCTGGTTCGAGGTACAGAACAAGTCCCGCGTTACTCGCATCTACCTACACCCTGACCTATTGGAAATTCTCAACCTCAACTCACAGGTTCGCCTGGCTGAAGGTGGAGTTCTCTTCAATACCTATACAGGTAACCAAGACCCAATCAACATGACTGCCACGTCCCAACAGACAGTACCTCTGGTTGTTCCTGGCTCCGGGTTCGATAGAGTGATGTCTAACGGGGTAGGAATCGGACCAACTGGACTCACCTCCATTGCTGGTATCCCAATCGAGACTGTACAGACTAAATTCAAGGATCCAGTAGATGGTATCTGGAAATATGTATGGCCTAAGAATAAGGTCGTCCTAGTATCTGAGGTAGATCCACAGGGAACTGCTGAAGCTCCTGGACGTACTCAGTACTGTATAGGCGAGAATCTCAATGCCAATCCAGGACTATGGGTACGCATGAACGAAGAAACTCAGATTCCTGCTGCTCCTGGACGCTATGTTCAGATGGGTAATGCAGGTATGCCATACCTCAAATATCCATACCGCGTTGCACAGGTCACAGTCGCCACAGTCGATGATATCAACAATCGTCTCGGTGTACTTCCAGATCTTGCATTCGGTTCTTACTAGGAGTCATTCTAATGGGAATATTAAATTCACACCAGCTCCTAGCCGGAGCACGCAGATTCAACGTAAACGAGCCATACGTAATTGGTGGATTCGTTTCTCAGCCCGCAGTATCCATCGATGGAACTACCACTACCCTATTGAAGGTAGCCACAGGCAGTCAGATCGAATTCGATGGATTCACCGTCAATGCAGGTGCAGTCTCCTTCGACTTCTCTACCCTGCCTAATGTCCAGCCATCTACTCAGTACCTGGTAGCCGCTGTTCCAGCCTATTACGAGCCGCTGGATCAGACCACTGCAACAGGTCTTGGTCTCAACTACTACGTCTACAATAACCAGCTACAGGAAACCGTCCTGGTTCCCTTCATCAACCCAACCCTGGAAACTCAGGTAGCCGCTGCTGGTGGCTATGCTGTCCTAGAACAGGCTGTATACAATGGAACAGCAACCACTGCTCAGCAGAACCTACTGTCTGCCTATGACGATGCGATCCAGCATAGCTCAGATCCTCGTTACGTTGGACGTATGTTGCCCATCCGCACTGATACGTATGGATTGGTCATAGCGCAGGTACAGCCCCAGTCCAATGCCAGCTCCCAGGATGCAACTGTCGGCATGACTGCTGCTAACTTCGCAGCTCTCAAGGCCAGAGTTAACCTCTATCGTCAGAAGCTATCCTACACCAGAGCAGCAGCAATCACCAAGTATGAGACTGGAGCAATCACCTTCAAGATCTACAAGGCATACGGCTACACCAGTCAGGCTAATCAGCTAGCTCAGATTGGCGCTGTCCCAGTAGACCTAAGCCAGGCAACTCCATTCACATCTTCTTCTGCAGGTCTTACCTACTTCGAAGTGGTGGAGTACTACTATCCATCCTTCATGCCCCTAGGTGAACAGGGTAATCGTCCAGCACTAGTTAACCTATTCACCAATAAGGAGTTGTCCACGCTGGGACGTCTAGACACCATCTATTTCGGTGGTAACTTCGACAGCAGCCGCCTGAATCGCTATCAGCGTGCTCGTCTGACTAAGTTAGCAGATCCTGTCCTGCTCTGTGAGGTAGTAACCAGCTCAGCAGTTAACGGCAGTGGTATTCCAACCAGTGTATCCCTGGTATCTGGCGTATCCTATGAAGGTCTGGTTCCCAATACTGGAGCTAATCCTCCATTCCCATGGTAGTGAGATAGATTCCAGTCGGTGTATCCATACCAACTGGGAGCTCACATACCAGCTGAACAATATATTCCCTGGGTTCTCCGGGGAATATTCTACAAATACTCCTATTAATAATATGACTGTCAGACTACTAGCTCAGGCACCCTTCAACTACAGCTATAAAAGTAAGGTTCGTCACTTCCTGACAGGCGATTCCTACCATCTCAACCCCGATGTGCCTGATGAGAAGGCAGAATTAGAATATGTATTGTCCCCACACTTCCCCCACAGGGAGTATATCTATCTATTCGAGCATCCATTTATCGCAAGCTATCAGGCTGAAATCAACAAGTCCATCTATCTAGACCCCGCACCGTCTGCAGCGGCTGCCAGCGAATATGTACCTGCAGTAGAGTCAGCCACTCCCAACGAACCAACCCATGAGCTCACATCTGAGCTGAATGTAGTTCCCCAGGCTGAGGCAGAATCAGCTGAGGAAATAGCGGTGCCGCCTGAGAATGCCCCAATCGATAGATTCAATGAGTTGTCATCCCTGACTGTCAAGCAGCTCAGAGAATTGGCAGGCACCCTGGGTATTGAATATAGATCTAAGCAACTGACCATCGAAGAAATCATCGCTAGGGAAGCCAATGGCGATTCATCCCAGAACGGTTGACAATAACTACCTCTTCATGGTTGCCATCTCCAGCCTACTGCTGGCCAGTAAGGTCAAAGCAAATGGAGATGGTACCTTTACTGTAGACAGTGCCTTCCAGACCAACGTCACTCAGATATGTCAATATCAATCAGACCCAGAGATATGTCTGATACTGAGCTCAGCCCGCAATAAGGAAGGAGTATATGTCCTCGGAGGCAGGGTAACCAGTCTCTACATAGATGAGGGAAATACCCGGGAGGCTAATCTGACCAGGGTACTGTATAGCTCAATATTCAATCCTGGACTGACCAGAGTATCTGCCATGCTGACAGCAGCTACCCTGATAGGTCAGATTCCACTGGAGGGTGATATTAAGTTCTTCTCCCTGTCCAATGAACTCCGCAAACAGGCACTACATGAGCTGGATATGCTGATCGAGCAGATAGCTGATACCCCAGTCACTGAGCCTGAGGAGGAGAAGGAACGTGCCTCTGTATACCTGGCACTGGAGTTAAATCCCCTCTCAGCTCAGAACACGGCATCCAATGCTGACCTGCGTCCTGAAAATTTCACACTGGGCAAGGCTGGACAACCTGTAATAGGCGTCAAGACCTACAGCGGCATAACACTGCAGCCAGGTGAGAGTCTGACCACTGAGGTGTTCATCACCAGCAGGGGTCCTGACTATGGAGAATACTTCGATCAGACCCTGACGCTGGCACAGAATACTCAGCCAGTCTACACGCTGACCAACCCAGCCTTACCCTACAATGCCACCAACAACCCCTACATAGTCAATACTCAGGTACTGACTGTCAGTCCATCTGACATAGCCCTGGCACTTTCCAGTCAGATTAATAATCTCTCACTCAATGCCAGCACTGCAGGTATCGCCAATATCATGTCAGCCGCCAGCAGTGGTGGTCAGCAGTCATACCCATGGCAGAGATCCATAGAGGGTTTCTGGACTGACAGCAATATAGCCACAGCAGTCAGCTACTACAAGACTGTACCCAACACAGTAACAACTGTAGACCAATACCTGACTGCAGCAGATACCTCCATCACTGCCACCGCCACTGCCAACGGTGTCACACCAGATCTCCCTGGGTACGGCATCGTTCGGTCTGGAAACGTCATGACAGACATCATGGAGCTGAAACTGGCACCCCGCAGGGTTGGCGGACATTCAGTCAGTGAGATGATCTCAATATACCCAATGCAGATCAGCCGTGCCGCCACCTCTGCAGTGGGAACACTGCCTGCTCTTCCAGCCTATAGCAACACTGTCTCTGACCTGATAATGGGATCAGGCAGTGACTACACCAATCTACTGGCTAATCGCCCTGTCAGCGTGATACTGGGAGTAGACAATAAGAACCTGGAGGAACATAAGGAATTTCCCTACGATACCTTCTATTTCAATTCAACCAGTAGCAGCGGTAGCGGAACCATAACCTATAGGATAACCTCACAGGCTGAACCAGGCGTCACCTACACCACTCCCACCTTCACATGGGACAGCGCAGTCAATACCCGGGTAGAGACAGTAGCGGCACAGGCTCTCTGGTCACATATGAGTACCAGACTGACCAATGTCGATCCAGATCTGCCCTATGAGGATGTCGTTGGTCTCTACGCTGCCCCGCATGCTATTCAGATAATAGCCTGGCGTGGTAGCACTGTCATAGCTCCCAACTTCCAACTCAAGGTAGTAGTCGATATTGTCAGCGTACCTGCAGGTATACAGGTAGCTACAGGAGATGTCAATCGCATCAAACCCAATTCACTCTGGGGCAGTCATGCCTCAGTATCAGTCGAATATCAGGCTAAACGTATGTCCCTAGAGGGTAATAAGAAGGATGATGATGTCAATGAGCTGATCAAGGCTCCTGACGTCACAGCTAAGACCATTAAACCCCGCAAGATGCGCTCCAATAAGTTTCAGGCTGCCCTAGACAGGATTGAGAGAACTGAGATGCAGAAGAATCAATATGATCTCTACTAGGGGTATGCAGTGACAATATCTAACCTGGTCACACCATCTGCCTACTACATAGCCAGACTACTGCAGCTATACCTGGTCTCCCATCCCCTCTTCTATAATCCGCTGGTCACCAATGGAGCCACAGGAACAGCAGTGGGTATAGACGCCTGGCGACTATACGAGGGCTTTCCTGTGAACAGCAATATCTTCTACTGCACAATCACCCCACATAGTCTGAGTGAACCTGCCCATCCGCGTTCCAGCAATGTGACCTCTCACTATACTCCATACAATCTAGGTAAAAATGGTTACGATGAGGTCGTCTACTTCACCAAGGTTGCCTTCGACTACCTCTACCCGATATCTCCTGGCGACTACATAGATACCTACAGCGCGCCAGTTATTCGAAACTGGAATGATACGCAGAATCATCCAGACCCCACAGTACCGCTCAGCGGTGCCGCCACCACCTCAGTTGAATACAACCCCATTATAGAGGTTATCTCAGAATACCTGGAGGTAACTCGCCTTGCCATAAATGATAAGGATCAGCAGCGATTCTATCTACCATACATCAATGTCAAGAGTATCCAATGCACCCACAGTGCCCTACTGACAGGTGACTGGGATAAAGATAAGAACCTAATCCTGCAACGTGGATACGTGATGATAGAAACCACTGCCTACGTACCCAGACAGTGGAGACCAGCACCAGCACCGCCTGACGATATCAAGGTAGAGATACGTACCTCTCCTCCTGGAACGCTGTACACAGGTTAGCCCACAGTAACCTAATACATACATGCTTTAATAATTTATCTGGATAATCATCCGAAGAAAGAAAGAAATATGGCTACAATTCCTTCAGTAAATTTTATAGAGCAGGCTTCGTCTACCCAACCAATTCAAACTGGTGTTCGTAACAGAGTTCTAGTAATTGGTGAGTTTGACAGAGGCCCCCTTGGTCCTACTTATATTGGCGGCGCTTCTGACTTTGCTGTCCGATATGGAGCTGACCCCACTAACAACGGTTCTCTAGGTGTACAGGCAATACTAGATCAAGGAGCAGTCAATATAGCTGCCCTACGTGTAATAGGTAATGAAAGACGTGCCTATGGTCAATTTAACATTACAGGAGTTGCCACCAGTGCTCCAGGCACAAACTATGATAGTCAGCAATTAAGTCTATTAGCCAGCACTATTGGCAATGTAGTTCCTAACTTAAACACAGTACTTCGTACTGATATTGAAGCCTCAGGACGTTATACAGGGTCTACCAGTAGCGTCTATAACTTCTACGTAGCCACTAACTTCAACTCCACAGCAGTGACTGGCTATGTTCTCAAGGCTGCAGTTGGATCTACTCCAGCAGTAACTGTCAATATTCCTGCCAATAGCTGGCTGTTGACCTATGTAAATAATGATCCAGACGCAGGTCAACTCAGCTCCAGTGATTTTGTAGGTGCAACTAACTATATCCTAGTTACAGCTCCCAGTAATCTGGCCTCAGCTCCACTGAGTGTAGCCACCACCGTATATGGAGTTAATGCCACCTATCCTACACCGACTTCTGGAGGTATTGATGGGCTTGGCTTAACGTTGGGATTCAGTATTCAGACTTCTCTAGATCTAGTTCAAGGTCAGATATTCAGCGTAACTGCATCTAATTTTAATTCACTATTCACCCCTATTAAAGTAGTTCCTAACACTACTAATGAGGTTCTTTTTAACCTTATTCAGTCTAATTGGCAGAATACTGGACCAATTGGAAATATATCTCTAGCATCCAGTAGTCATAGCAATGGTTACATATATGCAAGTAACAGATATCCAGGACAATATGGTAACAACCTGAGCTACAGTCTTCAATTTGCAGTTCCAGATGGGACAGTTAAAGCCTCAGTTACATCTACCTATACAGCAGCAACTGGTAACACTGCAGCTAGCTATACATTGACATTGGCTAATACATCTCTAACTCAATATATCCGACCAGGAGCTACTGTCTCAGATGGCGGCACTAATATTAACATTAATGCTCCGACAGTTACCTCAATTAACTCTGCAACTGGAGTAATTACACTCTCTGGAGGATTGACTGCCTCCATAAGCACAGCCTTCGCAGTTACCTTCACCAACACCAGCGGACTTAGCATTGCACAGGTTAATGCTAATAATAACGGTTTTTCAACTTTTACCAGCGGTATTGACGGACCTAAATATGCAACTAGAGACCTATACAATATTCAGGGTATAAAACTTATAACCTTGATAGCAGTATCTCCTGGTATATGGGCTAATGACCTAAGCATATCCATTACTAACGCCTCTAATCCAGGACAATTTATTATTAACATTGTTGATAACAATGCTAATAATTTTAATCCACCACTAAATGCAGAATCATTTACAGTTAATATCAGTAATTTTAGTCAAACTGATGGTAGCTTAATTGATTTAAATGGTTCTAATTACATCAGAGGATTCTTTGTTCCCTATTTAACTAACGGAACTAATTATACTGCATCTCTGATATACGACTGGCCTCAGAGATTATTACCGCCAATAGCTTCAATCAGAGATACTCTAGATTTAGCTAATCCTGTAAACTATGGAAAAACTATTCTTACCAATTTTAATTTACAAAACGGTAATAATGGTCCTATTATTCAGAACAGCGATTACTACGCGGCCATAGATCAGTCCTATAAAATACCTGTTCATATCATAGTAACTCCAGGCGTTACAGATATAGGGGTACAGTCGGCATTGATTGCGCATTGTGAAGCTAGCACTGAATTAGAGCAGCTACGTGTATGTATATTACAGGCTCCTAGATTTTTAAAACCTGAGCAAGCCAAGGCGATTACCTCTTCATTATCCTCAGCTCGCGCTGTAATGGTAGTAGGTTGGGGTACCTATAGAGGTTCTGCTCTAGATTACGGTAACTACAATTTACCTTTAGATTCTGTCTTAGCAGGTAGATTAAGTGCGTTGCCCTTTTACGTTAATACAGCAGCTAGAAGATCTTCAGGTCCAATTGGCTCTATATATGCCTGCGATACGGATCCATATGCGACCTATAGCCAACTACAGGTCTACGCAGCAGCTAATTTAGAAGTAGTAGCAAGAGATCCCAGTACTCAAGGTTATTATTTCTTCACAGGAGCATCGCTCTCTCCTAGTCCAGATTTAAACCACATAAGTTATCGAAGAGCCTATGACATAATCAGAATGGATTTGTATGATAACCTGCAAACATACAAATCAGAACCTCTGACATCTACTCTGGTAACTTTGGTAACTGGAGCAATCAATGCCTATATGAACAATAAGCTTAATTCTGGACAAATAGCTTATTTCAATAATAGTAGTACTAGCGTCAACGCAGGTAATACTCCAAATACATTGGCAGTTTCATTTAGTTTTGCACCGTTAGGTTCTGCTGATTCTATTACGGTGTATATACAACGTGATGCCAGTGGTCAGTTTATAAATTCATCTTCAAGATAGGAAAAAATACATGACCAACACACAGAAATCGACATACAACTACTTTGAATCTGCACCAGTAGATAATGCCGGTTTAGATCCAGTACAGGGTTTTGATATTGAAGTCTGGGCACAAGATACTGTAACAGGTGCTATCGCCTTATTTGGCAGATTTCAAACTATAACTCTCAGCGTACGTGATGCCACAGAGACCTATCTATGTCTAGGTGAACGTATGCCTACCTATCTCAATGGTGAAATACAAATTGCATGGGTATTAGAGCAAGGATTAGTCGATATTAACTTTCTGAATCGTACTTTCGGATTATCCTCTATGACTCGTTCGAATCATATATCACGTGGACCTCGTTTTCAAATATCATTCGATGTATCTGCAGCTGAATTAGATATATGGACAGAAACAGGAAGTAGTGGAAGAACACAAAATACCAATGCCAGCGATTTATTTGGAACTACTAACACTATTAACAGTGATTGGCAATTTCAAGGCGGATATGGAGGAGGAACAACTAACCGTCTGAATAACGTACAAGTTCCTACTACTGTCAGAACTCAAGGACGTATTGAATTACAGAGATGTAAGGTAGATTCTATCTCAATGGGCGCTATGTCAGGTAGGAGAGCAGCAGCTCTTCGCTGGGAAGGTGTTGCTGAAGGATGGGTTTCAAGTATTAATACACTGCAAACTTACAGAGCTACTAACCTCTCGAATCAGGTAAATGATCTGCCACCTACTGCCTATCAAGGTTTTGATCAGACACAAATAGCTGGTGCTGCTGCTCAAGGAAATACAGGACAAGAAGGAGTTATATTTGCGCCTGGAACAGTTACTAGTAATAGTAATGCTACATTACCTCCCACAGTTGTTAATCTTTACTAATGTTCTTCTGCCAGCCCAAGGTAGATAAGCTCTCAGGACTGGGGAAGATACTGGGCTGGTCTATCAGTGAGGAACGCTATCACAGTGCTGCTGGTATCAAGCTGTTCTAGGAACTAGCTGCTGAGCAGGGTAGATTGACAGATAGTCAGATACTCCTGTTGGTTAAGACTGCATACAAATAGCTCAATATAATAAAGAGGCTGGAATACCAGCTTCTTTTTTTTATGAAAATATATACTCCAGAAGCACCAATACCGGCTGCAGTAGTTACCCTGGCATCCGGTAAGGATCAGAGGCAATGTGCTCAGCCTATTATATTTAGTACATTACCTGGTGCCGCCCCCTATAGCAATACAGCACCATGGATGATTAAATCAGTAGATGTCACCCTACTGAGAGACTGGAACTGCGGTCAGTTCAGTCTACTGCTGGCAATTCCCATGGGAGAAAAACTGGGTGCTGTACCCAAGATGCCCGATGTCAGTCAGTGGCGAGGACCCAAGAACAGCAAGGATGGTTATGTATATCTATCTCCAGAGGATGAAATACGGATATACATGGGATATGTGCCACCAGGTACTGCGGAAATTACATATGACATGCTAGACTCAGTTCCCTTCACAGTGAAGGCCCATGATACGTATACCAGCGATCAAGTAGGCAAGACCCAGTCTCCTGCTATAAACTCTTCTCCAGATAAACCCCTGGCACCTGTCTTCTGGGGTTTCATAGATAGAATAGACTACATGATGGATGAGAAGGGTATTCAGTGTTTCATACAGGGTCGTGATAGAGTACGCGCCCTTATGGACACTAAAATACTTAATATAGATGCCTTCACAGGTTCTAGTGACATAGCTGAAATAGGTGGAAGTAAGACAGGAAGACGTGAACAGATATTATTAGATGTAGCCAATGCTGCGGTAGGGAGTGTCTTAACTGGCGAAATAACTCTAAATGATCTTAAAAATACTCCCGGCTGCTGGCGTTATATAGTCAGGGGATATGAATTTCTGGGTTATCCATACGATAGCAGCACGGATAAGGCAAAAAATAGCAATAAATATCAAAAGACCAATATCAACGATAGTTCAGATAGTGCAGCTCAGACAAGTGTTAGTCGCAATTTAATACCTGTTGAGGGTCCAGCACTGTGGTCTCTGACAGCATCAATGAGTCAAATACCAGATGCAGCCTCCGCCACTGAGACATCTAGTATTAAATTTCATAGATGGGTGCAACGTCCACCTATTCAGAAGGGTGTAGGAGGCGTATATGAGGTATTCAATAAGATTCCACTGGAGATTATTCACTATCTAGCCAATACTGAGGACAGTGTTACAGACTTCTACTGCAGCCATGTCAATGGGGAATTTGTCTTTGCTCCATCATTCCTAGACATCAGTGGATTGCAAGATGAAGAGCGCAATTACCGTACCTACTACTTCTTAACCTCTCCTACTGGAAATTCTCCCTCCGCTGCTCAGATGATTAAAAAACTGAGAGCCAGCACTACCAGTCTGGGTATGTATAATCGCTTCGCTGTCTTAGCATCTGGAAACAGTCAGGCAAGTGGCAGTACTGTCAATGATCTTAAAGCCATACTAGATGCCTCACCTAATCTACTGAAGGGACGAGATGTTAATCCTCCCTGCCGCACTGTTGTAATACCTGAAGATAATCTAGATCAAGCGCAATCAGTAACTGCCAATGCCATGAGCATGGCACTCAGCTATGCAGAAGTAATGGCCAGGGATTCATCTGGAGTTGCCTTCACCATAATGGGAGATCCAACTTTCTTCCCAGGGGAAGCCGTAATTATATACAATACAGGTCTACATGACGATGGAGTAGAGGTAGCAGATATATCTAAAACTACTCTGGGTATAGATTACTCTAAGTCAGTAATAAATTTTACACAGAACATCAACAGTCTCCTACCCCAGGGTACAGGTGAAGGTAATGGGGATAAGAATGTTACCAATCCCTTCCTGGTGTCAGCACTGAGTAATAAATTGGGTAAGGGAAAGTTGGATACTACTAATCCGTACAGTAAAGCTATAACCTGGGCACAGGGTGCTATCACATCTCCTGACATGAAAGATACCTCAGGTAAATCAACTGGTGTAGCAGGTCCACTGGCTGTAGACAGAAACACGACTAATTCGAGTTGTCCACCTGTATATAAAATACGCTCTATCCGCCATGTATTAACTACAGCTGGATCTGATGCTGGATTTACAACTAGCCTATTGGGTACTACAGAGCTATGAGCAGTCTACTATCCTATGCAGAGAGTAATGCCTTCCGTTCTCAAAATAGCGTTAACTACTCCATACCCCAGGTTAAGGAGGCCTATGCAGGACTCACCTATGGTATAGTTCAGGCCTGCACCAGAGAAAACCATGCGCTCCAGGTCTATGATGTGATGCTGATGGAGGCAGGTGGAACTACCATATCTGCAGTTGCAATCAGCAGTATCACTGGTGGGGGCGGCGCCGGCGAATTTCGCAGACTACGTAAGGGCGATGTGGCTATAGTTGGATTCAGGAAGGGCAACCTGAATGAGGGCTACATACTGGGAATACAGGCTGAAATACCTGGTAACTACAGTAATAGACTCAACCTGGGCTACATACCTCCAATCAGTGCTCAGTCCAGCAGCAGTGATCCCAAGTGGGGCACATCCACCTACAACACCAATGACCATGCCTCATTCCTGACTCATGGAATAGATGGACACTGGAATGGCTACAGCTCATATTTCAATGGTACCTATGATGATCCACAGAATCACACCAGTCCAGTGGATGCCAAGACAGCATCACCTCAGTTCTCTGGGGTAGACTACCGTATCAATGGTGACAAGGTAACCTACTGCAATGGAGCCAATATAACCTATGCAGAGAGCAATATATCTGTGCTTCAGGGTACAACTGAGACTATTCAGACTCGCCTACTCAGTTTTGCCCGCTACTACTGTGACAGAGCTGCTGCCTATGTCGGCGGCACTCCCCTGACCATAGATGCAAACACCACCAGTCAGCAGGTCAAGGATCAGATAGCACCTCTGACTAAATCTCCAGCTGTCCCCACCATAGCCCCATCTGGGCTAGTTGGACGTGGGTTTTTCAGCCAGGCTCATCTGGCCATGCGGGAACTAGACCTATGTGCCGCCTTCATAGATGAGGCTCGTAATGCTGCTGCCTGCGGTGCAGTTCAGCAGGCCACCCTGGCTAACATGTCTAATTCAGCTGCTAATCCCACCAACCCCAGCAATCCTAATACCCCACTCAATGTGGCAGCAGGTAATTTCAAGGCCTTCCTGAATACTGCTGTTCATGGATCAGTGCATCCTACAGATGGACAGAATCAGGTAAATCAAGACACTACAGGAGGTATGTGGTCTACTACTGGCAGACTGCAGTCTGTAACTAACAATATAATCATAGCCCCAGGGCATGCCGGTAACTGTGATGCTTCTGCCAATGGCTGCCTATATTATGCTCCTCTTAACAGGGGAACACATAATTATAGTAGTATAAAATGGGGAAATGGTGCAAACGGAGCATTACAGACTGATGTCACGTATATAGGTCATAATCGAACCCTGGAGAGTGCTATTCTTCAGATGCTCATGCCCTTGATGCAGAATGCACTACAGAATGCAGGCTTCAATGTATCCATAGTCAATGTGGATCTGGGACACGACTGGGATGAAGCCTTTGACATAATGCGGCAGAATGCTTCAGGCAACAATGCCTTCACCATAGAATTTCACTTCACTGACTATAATGAATCTCAACACAGTGGAGTCTTACCGCCTAATATAGCAACTGGTACAGATAAAACCCTCAGTGGCAGCGGTATTAGCGCATACGATATAGCATTATCTCAGGGTATAGATGGAATATCTGGATTTGGAGCCTATAGTCAGGACTGGAGAGACACTCTGGCTGGACCACGCCGTGGAGTTACGCTACTGGAACTAGGAAGAATAAATGATCAGAATCTAGAAACACTGGTCAGAAGTGCCCTGGGAACACCCAATTCTGCCAGTGCGCAGCAGCAGGTGAATGCAATATTAACCAGCTATTCTACTAAGGTAGCCAGTCTACTACAGGCTACCTATAAACTATACCAATCAAGTACAACTACTCCCAGCACTACCATAACTCCTGCCCCCTAATGCCTCTTAATTCTGTATACAATCCCATGCACTGGGGCAATTCCACTCCCAGAAAATGTCAGCCGGAGATAGTGGTATTACATGAAACCAATGTGTCCCTGGATGCTGCCCTGCAGTATCTGCGTAGACCTATCAATACCGGCTACCACTACATAGTTGCAGAATCCGGTGCCGCCCACCTACTCTGTCCAATAGATCGTCTCATATACGCCGCAACACCCTCTCAACATTCCAGATACGGCAGACACACAGACCTGGTGGCTGTGCATATAGCACTGGAGACCAGACGGGAGCGTGGCTACAGTGCCGCCCAATATCAGACCCTGTCAGACCTCCTCAATGCCCTGCAGCTCCCATCTGTATTCCACAGAGATATACATACTGGCATAGAGCCCCGGCTAGACCCCAGAGACTTTGACTACTCCCTACTGCCAACCAGTGACAATACTGACACAGGAATATACCTGACTCCTGAGCTAGATGCCATCCTCTATTCAGTCACAGGCACGCATGACCTGAGCTATCTAGACAGTCCAGATATTCCAGTTAAACTAATCCCAGTCAGAGAATATGCCCTTAACCGATCTAGGTAATGCCGTCATCAATAAGGCAGCTCAGCTCCCCTCCACCTGCCCTAACGGCGGACAGGGTCAGATGAAATTACCTGCAGACCAGGTAGAACAGGTCAGGTCTAACATCAATGCCCTGGCTGATAAGTATGGATGCTCAGCAGATGGACTGACTGCCATCATCGTCAATGAATGTAGTTTCGACTACAGGGAATGGGGTGGGAGCGGGGGCGTCTACTTCGGTTATTTCCAGTGGTGTTCATCCAACAGCGGTGACTGTGCAGGTGAATGGGTCAGGACTGGACTAGCCCGACTGGGACAGAGTCAGCAGATAAATAGTATAGCCACAGTCAACGGTGCCGCCCAGACTGCCCCAGGAGGCCCATGTGACAACTACCTGAGCTACAATATAGCGCAGTGTAAGGGAATCAATACCGCAGATATTGCCAGCATATACCTATTAATTCTCTCACCAGCCTACTGTAACTACGGCGATACCACGCCACTGCCAATAGCGGGACAGCAGTCACCTAACCTATACGACAGTAATGGGCATATAACCAAGGTTCAGATCAGAGCTGCCCTGGAGAAGGGTGCTCAGGACTTCACTAAAAGCACAGCATCTCTGGGAACTGGGTCTGGAGTGAATAACGGTGCAGGTACCTACTCCAGTGGGAACAGTGCTGGCTCTAGCTCTATTCCAGTTATATACTTCAATCCCACCCCAGTAGATCCCTACTACCCCACCAAGGTAATCTGGCAGGGAAGATCCGTCAACAAGATAGTCAGGGCAGCAGGTGGAGGTAATCTGACCTATCCCGGCGCCGCCCCTCCATCCAGTCCAACTGCAGGACAGGGTAACTCCACATCACTGGGTAAGAATATACCTGCAATGCCAGCAGGCTTCGTACCCACTCCTGCAACCAAGGGCAGCTTCGGAGATCCCCTACCCCAGCCCTACATAGTGACCAGTGAGTTTGGCGTGAACCGGGGAACCCATATACATGCAGGATTAGACCTGGTACCATCATCAAGAAATATATTCGAGACACCGGTACTGAGCGCCACATCAGGTGTAGTAATCAGTGCAGGCTATGAAGCGGACTACACTAATCCCAGAGGAACAACAAGATGCGATGCCATGTATGCTGGAAAGGGCTTCGGTAGCTTAATTACTGTATACACCTACAATACAGCTCCAGGTGCTCCTGCCTATATACTGTATGGACATGTTCTCAGATGGGATGTGAAGGCTGGAGATATAGTAACTAAGGGACAACCAATAGGACTCGTAGGCTGTGAGGGCGATTCCACTGGAGCTCATCTACACTTCCAGGTCAATGATTCCAACAATACCCCCATCAATCCCCATAACTACCTGTCGACATGAGATCAGCAGTAACTAACTATGCCGCTTTCTACAGTAATGATCCCAGCTATGACATGGATCACCTGGTCAGCCTGTCTGGGGGCGGCGCCGCCCAGGCATCCCTATTCAGTCAGCTCCTATCCTGGAATCTGACAGATGGGAATACAGGCTACCAGGACACCAATGCAGCCAAGGTGATGGCCATCACCCTGCCTCGTCAGATGAGAATAGCCATGCTGGGACTGTTGACCATGGTGGAGCTGAATATAGTAGCCAATAACTCCTCCATATCCTATATAGGCAGCACACCTGATCAACTCTATATACTCCAGGAGTCTATTCTCAATGAGATACCTAACCCGATAGTATCCAATATGCTCTCCGATGTAGGAAGTAACTATACAGAGCTAATGAACTATCTGTCTCTGGCGGCGCCGCCCACCACCTCTACCCCATACAGCGCAGTTAATAGCCTATTTCAACAGGCCAATTACAGTAATGATACCTATATGGGCATGGCAGTTAACAGTGATAATGTCACAGCAGCAGGACTACTCTGGGAATATTTTAACTACCCCAATCAGTTACTGCCCACTGTTCAGAACATAGTATCCACATATATCAGCAATACCCGATGACATCTCCAATTCAATACCTAGACCTGATACCAGTAGCTACTATTGATAATACCGATGTCAATCACCATGCTCAGCTAACACTGGGCATGGACATAGCATCTACTGTGACTCAGATTGGTACTCAGATAGCCAGGATGCAGTCCCAGGCAGGTTCTGATATCAACACTAATATATCCCTGGCAGCAGAAGCCCTGCTCTACACCCTGTACATTACCAGCACGATAGCCACTCCTGATGCCCAGGGCCTGACACCACACTGGTCGAAGATCAGAAGCATCCCGATACTGCCAGATTCACAGACCCTAATTACCAGAATGCAGGGTTCAGGTAGTAACTGGGCAGGTACATATGGGAGTCTGGGTTACTACACAGTGCACTGCACGGTGCCGCCCTACATCCACTCTACTGCCCTGGTAGATATGGCTATCGGGCAGATGACATCGGTGTCTCTGTCACTGCAACCATGGGTAGCAGCTCGTACCTCCGACCTAGACCTCAATATCTACAACAGTCTCTTCCAGATACTATCACCTGTAACACCTGCCGTCAGGCTACTAGACTTCCTGCAGGTATGGGTAGAACCGCTACTGACCCAGACAGTAACTGAACCGACCCTACTGTCCATACAGTCTGTACTCCGCAACTACGTCATCACCAGTTATGACCTGGATAGCTGGTCATGGAAAATGCTGCATTCCGCATTATCACCATCCATACAGTCAGCTATAGATGAAATCATCGGCTATGCCCTGAGACCTACTGCAGTATCTGATACCCCTGAGGGACAGTGGCTGCAGGCCCTATATGGCGCTATGCCATCAGGCAGCACATCCGGTATACTCAGCGATGCCAATCTATTCATATCTAACCTGACTCCTCCTGGGGGATTTAACCTGCTGTTGGTGGGCATAGCTGCTGACCTACTGAATAGGGCAGTCATACAGCTAACCAATAGTACCACTATTACCAATTCAGTAGCCTACGAGCTATATCGGGCAGGACTACTCCTGCGCAGGTCTAATCTAGATATACTCGTGGCAATAGGACATAACCTGGGAATACTATCTCAGATACAGGACACATTACCAGTTCAGGTTAGGAGTCTATTATGAGTAATACGTTTGACCTATCTCTGCTGTCAAATCCTAATGGGAGTGTAGAATCCGCTACTGCCAATATTGATTGGGCAGCCGATAGTGGAGCACCATACATTACTCCCAACCCAGCACCAGATTCCCTGGCAGATAAGCTAAAAACAGCCCTGGTGGGTGCTCCAGTTACCCTGGATCAGACAATGGCTATGCTCAATAGTGCTGGAGATGCCAATTCTGTTACCTACGACACTGTGACATCCACACTCCAGAGTACATCAGCCCAGGCAGATGGATCTAATGGTCCTCAGCAGGCATCTACACAGATAATAGCTGAGGTACTCAAGGCTCTCAATCCACAGTGTGACCTGGCTAATGCTGCTACAAATAGTATCAGTAATGCCAACTCCATCCTGACTGATGCTGTGACATCTGCACAGCTACTGGGCGGCACCCTATCTACTAACCCGAATAGTACACTCAACACCAGTAATACTCCCAGTGCCGCCTCTACCGCAGCTGCAGGTACTCTAGTTACAACTGCCACTGATCCAACCTTCACCTCATTACCTATACAGGCCAGTAATGACACCCCTACTGTCTCATCTACTGTAGATACCGCCGCCTCTGCAGTATCATCTTCCAGTAGTTCCTCTATAGACAGTCAAATTCAGGTAGACACCTCCAATATCCAGAGCTATCTAAATAAATCAGTAGCTACTGCCACTGACTCACTCAAGGCAATGGTAACTGCACTGGGTCAGGTAGGCGGCACCAACTATACAGTCAGTAACGTTAATATAGCTAAACATGATCACAGCATTACCCATGTTGAGGGTAGTCAGGTATCTAATGCCTATCACTATGAAGTTAACTCCAGTAATCACAGCGTACAGGCATCTAATTACAATTTAATATCGGATTCCATATACAGAACATCATCCCAGTTCTTCGAGCAACATGATGCCAAGGTAACAACCGTAGCAGGAGACAGTAACAGTTTTCATGGTGGAGCTCATAACACCAACGCCAAGACGCATAATGTAGTGGCTGTAGAAACCTCTACGCATACCAGCGGAGATCATACTGTTCAGGTCAATAATAATCTAACTCATAATGTTGGCGGAGATATACTGCATACTGCAGCCAGTATCTCTCAGATGTCTACGGGTAATTACAGCATAGTCAATGGGTCTAGTTATTCAGTCAATACCATTGTCGGACTTAATCTATTGGGAAGTGGGGATAGTACTTCATTGAAGGCGTCCAACAGCACTGCTACCAATACTCTCAGTACTGCTGCCAACGCTGCCAGCACACTTACTGGAAACATATCTCATAATCTCTTCTCACTACTGGGTATCAACTCCACCTGGCTAAATTCTCTGGGTGCAGTCAGTAATGTACTGGGTGGCGGCACCATTCATCTGACTGATAATTTCAATCCATTCAGTATACTGCAAGGCATCATCAGCGTTGGTAGTCTGATTCCGACTGACCTGATAGGATTACTGTCTCTGGCTAATCCCAATATTCTTCGGCAGATACCATTACTACGTACACTCACTTCTGATATTCTCAAAGGCTGCAATAAAGCTCCTGCAAGTAAGAATAGTACTAGTAAGCAGCCTACTCTTGGAACTTTTACTGGATCTAGCGCTACTTTGTCTAATTTTCAAAGTACAGATCCAACTAAAACTACAGTGAATAATAGCACGGCTAAATCAACTAGCTCTAAGAAACCTACGCCAGGAGGTTCACCTGCTATTGATCTAACTTCAGCTAATAAAAATGTAGCCATTAATCCAGTTGGCTGTTATAACAGTAATCCCACCAATATATATTGTGAATGGACTCTGCCTAGTAGTGGCGACAGTTCTCCTGCAAATTCCGACAATGGAGTTGTAGATGCAGTTCCCACTCTTAATTTATCAATACCGGACTACATTAGGGCCCTTACCGGTAATTCCACAGCAATTGCCTTTCTGAGTAAAGACGCCAATACAGCTAATAAAATAAATAACTACATTTCTGCATTAAATACATCCTTAGATGATGCTATTACCAATTACAATCTTCCAATAAATATAAGAACAGAACTAGAAAAGCCCTATTCTATAGGTACTGCTGGTACTGTAGAATTAATTGCTATCTTATCTTTTTTATATCAGAATCAGCCTCTAACTGCCGTAGACATTACAGAAATTAATCTCACTCAGCAGGGAATAAGTCCATCCGATGCAAACATAATAATAAACCTATTTAACGGAAGTATGGCTGCTAACCTACTCCAAGCAGCCAATTATGCTATTTCTAACGTAAATACTACTATTCAACAGGCAGTCAGTCCATCAACTACAGGTATTAATGCTGGTGGAGGATTATTTGGCAGCAGTAACAGTAATAGTCAAATTAATATAGGAGGTTATAACTATTCTGTCAGCAATTTTAATCTATATAGCCAAGCTAATCCTACTTTAAATCTTACTAGTCCCCAGAACTTAGTTGCATCAGTATTGGGCGATATTAATTCGTTAAATCAGACTAGCCCTGTTCTTAATGCCTTAAATATCAACCCCACTAACTATATAGATCAAATAAATGCCATAACCAATGGTGATCTTACAAGCAATACAATTCAATTAACTTTAAACAGTGCCGCCGCCTCCACTCCTCAAAACAATACGCTTGGATTATCTCCGCAGTCTATATTAGTATTTAATGCAGTTAAAGACAGTATTAATCAGACGCTTTCTCAGACCTACCCCTCATCTACGACTAATAAAATAGTCAATGCCCTAGGCAGTATTACTCTGGGAAGTGCTCAGCAGGATCTCAACAGTATAAGCAAATTACTAACTAGCTCTGGCATTATTCCATCTCAGGCAATCAGTATCGCCAGTAAGGTTCTCCCCATAGCTACTACCCTGGCAAGTGGTAATGTCATGTCACTGCTATCATCACAGGGACTAACTCAGATAACAAATGCTCTGTCTAGCATACCTGGCATATCCAGTTTGCTGACTAAATCAAATACCATACTGGGAGATGTATCTAATTTACTCAATATACCTGGTACCGTAGCTAAACTGATTAACAGTAAGATACCTCTACTTCAGCAGCTAGATACTCTAATTAACTGTCCCGATCTGTTTGGCTCCATAGGTAAGGCACTGGGTAAAGAGACAGGATTTACTGCTATATCGGATGCTGTTAATAAATTAAATACACAGACTACACAGATTAATTCGACTGCCGCGAAAATCCTCGATATTCCCCCTGATGGTAATAATCCCATTGCCGCTAGTAATGATAGTACCAGTACCGCCTTCACCATGTCAGCTGAGGTAGCAGCTCAAGCATATAATCAACAGGCAGTTAATGCTGCTGCAAGTCTAGATCAACATCCAGCTGTTAATTCCACTGGTCAATCTCTACAGGCTGCTAGGTACATGGAACAGCTACCTAGATTCATACAGATAATGAATAGTATAGCCCTGTCTCCTGTTACTGCTGCCCGTGAACTGAATAATTACTATCAGCAGGTAGGTATTACACCCAACGACACAGCTGAAAATATAGTCAGCAATATAATAAATGCCACGCAACAGATACCCAGCAGCAGTACCGCTGTACAGATACCACAATGGCCTGCTGAAATGGCCACGGTGGATGTAATTGGTATGAACACTGGAGTGCTGTCTTTCGGTATGCAGACCATGTTTCGTCCTGACACCTACTATCCAGGCAGCGGGATGTCTCTGGTAGTCAATGCCCCCCAATACCTGTATAAGGGCATGACACTGACTATTCAGCAGGATGACACTAACTACATGCCCATCACCCTCAACTATACCGTCATAGACTATGACCCCACTACCAACCTGGGAGTAGCTATGCTGACTACTCGCTACACCATACTCAAATCAGTCGACAGTAATGGGCTAATCTACGAATTAAACGCCTCATGCATAGGCAATACTGTAATACCATATATTACGGATGCCTATATATTTGCCTAACGTTAATATCCCATATGCAGCCCATACAGGTCACCTATCCAATACAGTACGGCATATCAATCTACGTAGCTCCCATTGTCAGTGTTACCAGCGGCACTGTCAATCTAACTATCCGCTATTCAACCAGTAACCCTGTACTTAACAGTGCCGCCACCTCTAACATCCTCTGGAAGAACAGTTCAGGCCACAGTCCCGGTGGAGTTAGATTTGACTACAGTAGGAACAGTCAACTGCCTGCAGGCAGCTACTCCGTATCTGTAACCATTACCAGACAGGATGGACTCAACCTCAGTGGCAGCAGGATCTACACCATTGACCAGCCCACCGACAACATAGTAATAGGGTTACCGTATAGCATCTATCCCTCTATTCCCCTAGCACATGCTTGACATAGGACTCACTAATGGTGATATTGCCATCAGTAATAATGACGTAGTAACAGTCACTGATGTGAATAACTATCTGATGAAATCACTGGGCACACCCCAGGGACTGCTATCTCAACTGGCATATGACAACAATGGAAAAATAACTGAGATAGATACCACATATGGGAATGCCATCTTCTCTATGCTCTCAGAACCAATCAGTTACTCCCTGATGAATGACATGAGGCAAGCAGTTGTAGATGCTTCACTGGGAGCTGCCACTGACGTTACACTGCAGTTCCTGAATGCTGATACTGTAAACACCACGGTAACTACTAATACTGGACTGATTCAATTTGTAGCTAAAGCCTAATATGTTAATAGACGATGTAGTAAGTCAGGTAAGAGCAGAACTGGGCACCCTCAAGAGTCCATTGTCTAATTTTCCAGATCATGGTAACCTCTGGGCAATAGTCAGAGCACTGGGTAGTGTTGCACAGGATCAATTTCAGGCAACAGCTAGTACCAAGCAGTCCATGTTCATTCAATATGCCACCGGCAGTGATTTAGATCTCCATGCTGCTAACTACGGATTGACCAGACTGGGGGGCAGCACTGCCAGGGGATACGTATTAATTAGCCTTACTGGAAGTAGCACTGTATCTATACCTGCAGGAACTGTAATTACCATAGGTGGTCAGGACTATACCATAAATACAGCATCTACCGTATACAGCAACGTAGAAATACCTGTGGCATGCACATCTACTAATAAGGGTAGTATATACAATGTAGCAGCAGGACAAGCTGGCTCTATAGCTGGATACCCCAACCTAAGCATAGTAGTTGGACAGTATAGAACTAAGGGAGTTGCTCAGGTAAATATAGCAGGCGGTATTGATGCTGAAAACGATGCAGCCCTGAGAACGCGAATACTGTCCCTATTTCAGAGGGGCGCACCCAGTCTACGGTCTCTTATTCTCGACCAGGTAGCTGGTATAAGCAGAGTCAATATAGTAGAACCATCATCTGGTGGAGGCTATTTCTGGGTCTATGTAGATAGTAGTGACTACGATACCCTGAATCAGGTTAAAACTGTAGTCAATCAGTATCGTCCTATCGGTATAGCAGCAATTGTCAGTAGCCTGCAGATAGTTAACTATAATTTCACATTGGCAGTCAGTCTGAGCACTACCACCTCAGTATCTACCTTCGAATCCAATGCCAATAGCACGCTGAGTCAGTACCTAGCCTCACTAGCCCCAGGTACGTCACTGAGTCTCACTGATCTGACCCTATACATCCAGGGCAGTATCTCCCCCGATATAACTATCAGCAGTGGACAGGCAATTAGTCTCAATGCCAATCAGGGTGCCGCCCTGGGTAAAATAACATTCAATATAACCTTCAAATGATCAACCCAGGCGGTACGTCTAGAATTAGTGGACTGAGCATTACTCTCACCCCCACAGGTGGACAGGTAATCTATAATCGTGCTCCCCTGGCTAGTGTAACTGTGGTTGAACCTGACGTCCTGCAGTGGAATGTAACTCAGGAAGTAAATGTAACCAACTCATCCATCAGCATGGAGGGGAATTACACTGCTCCTGCCAGTACTGTCAGGGGTTGCTACGGCAGGAGTTCAGGTACCGTCTGGGTAATAGAGTCAGGTACCTATAACTGCTACGGTGAAACCACCATCTATGAATATATACCAGTAGATAATAATGGCTACTTCACCAGATCAGCCAACTACGGAAACTACAGTAATATCATTACCTATGCCCGTCTACTGGAGGTATCTGCCAACAGCATCACACCCATACTGAGAACATATAGCATACCTCAGGGACTGATATCTAATACCATAGACCTGCCCCTGGACTACACCCATCAGTCCATATCCGTAGAACTACTATATATTCAATTACTAGGACAATATCTAGGCGGCACCAGTATTGCCGATACATTAGCACTATTACGTAAGATAGACAGCAACGGTTATCTGTACGATACAGTCTGTGGCTACTATGCCTTGGATCTTCCCACTGCTGCTACCTTCACACTGGACAACGATGTGCTACAGAGTGGCATAGTCAGTGCAGCATCCAATAACTGGATACCAACAAGCAGCACTGTCACCTCTATCACCACCTGGGGATGGCATACCTTCATGCAGTCCACAGCCTGGGACACGACAACCAATTATGATGGCAGTATAGATACGGTGGCTGACCTACTCTATAATTCCAGCCCAGCCACCACAGCAGAGAGCTGTCTCAAGATACTGGGACTACTGGCCTATAATGATCTGAACGTCACTGAGACCTACATACTGGAAGCCTACAGGGAGTGGCGGGGATTACTCCTGACCGTGGCTGGTACGTCCACCCCAGATCCCTACACAGCAATGCTGCTCGCATTGGTCTTCTACCTCAACGATAGACCTGACCTGGTCAGTCAGATGACAGGCACCATCACTCTCAACACCAGTTCACCTTCCAGCCCCATAACCAATACCGGAGGTACTGCCCTGGTCACCTATGCCCTGGCATCTGCCTTCATACCTGCAGTTCAGTCCCTCTGGAGTGGCGATTCCAGCTGGACATCCTATGACCTGACCAGGCTATACCCCTGCCACCGTGGACAACTGCAGTCCCTAGACTTCCAGTATTATCGCATTAATACATGGCTACAGAAGTGGATACCATACGCTAAATACTGGTATACAGTTGGTTCACCCAATCTGAATGACTTCCTACAGGCAATGGGGCTGATCTATGCCTCCTTCTACCTGTTACTGCAGAATGCTCATCAGGCCATATCAGTGCAGAACTCCTGTCCCCAGGACAGACTGGCCTGGTCACATCTCTACGGAGTAAATTTAGCCAGTCTCAATACTGAAATACTCAGTATACATGGGGTAGGTACCATGACTGACCTGCTGAGTATAGTCCCCAGTGCGCAGATAACAGAGGAGACCGCCATGGAGCTAGGGCACTATGTGACTCAGACAACTGGAAATCACCTGGGCAGCAGCAACGTAACCATAGGTGTGCCTGACCCCACAGCTGATGTTGTAAATATTATTAACCGCTATCGCCCGCTGGCTACTGTCTGGAATGTAGTCAGCTATATAACTCTAGGAGCCCTACCATGAAAATTACAGTAGCTGGACTGGGTCCACGTGGACTCTCCGTATGTCTCTATGCCCTGTCCAGGGGACTAGAGGTAACTGCCTACGATCCCAATCCGCTGGGTACATGGGCGCCGCCCCAGATCCTTCCGCAATTTACCCTGCGTAGTCCATCCACATTCGACCTGGTGACTAACGGTCCAGATTCACTGCAGGTCTATTCCCTGCGTACCTATCTGGGCTACCCATCTCCAACTGGATTAACCCAGGAACAACTGGAGACTGATGAGTACAGACCCAGTCGCATACAAATGTCTGCCTACCTGAACTGGGTATGGAATCAGATCAGAGATTCCATAGACTGGATACCCACCACCTGTCCCAGCCCTCCCACAGTCATGGCAATAGGCTCAGGCATACCGAAGATACCCGTCTGGGCACAGAACACCAGGCTACTGAACCAGATCACCAACAATCCGAATCACACAGGAAGAAGACTGCTGGTGATAGGCAGTGGACAGCAGGCAGCTGAGTGGGTAGTTCAGCTGGCTGTCAATAATCAGGTCAGCTGGGTTCATAATCCAGCCCGCTCATCTCTCTATCCAGTTCCCTCCTATACGGACTGGGGAGAGAAGACTGCACTGGGCAGCCACTACTCCAGTAATCTCAATACCATGCAGCAGGCATTCTACCTGGCAGCTGTCAAGCAGTGGCAGCCCAGCATCACACCTGAGGTATTGGCTCAACTGGATACAGCAGACTATGAGGATATATCCTCCCAGCAGGCACTCAACATTAACTGGGATGCTGTGGTACTGGCAACTGGTCGCCAGACTACCCAGCATGAGCTGCATAACTTCAGGGCATCCAACGGGGTCTACTATACAGGTACCAGCGCCATTAACTACGATGGACCCAGACAGGGTAGCCTGATCTCAGCAGGGCCGACTGCTCATTCCATAATCAACAGCTTCATCCTATGACCACCCAGATATTCAGTCCACAGTCTGATACCCTCAAGGTACTCTCCTTCATACAGAAGGTCAGTCCCAGTATGTACTGGGGGATAGGTGGATTCAACCAACAACCACCAGCCAATCTAAGTCTCAGTGCCGCCCCCACCAGCGACATGGTATTCCTGCCTGCCTATGAGATACTACCTGCAGCACGCATAGACAGCACAGATCCCTGGTCATCCAGTCAGAAACAGCAAGCCCAGACAACGCTAGACAATAGTTGGTATCTCTATAGAGGCATTACTGATACTGACTACCCATATCACTCCAGAGTTAGTCCCAACCTGACCGCCCCCCTGGTGGCTACTAATACCTACGTTTCAGTTAAGATATCGCCGAATCAACTCCCAGGTGCATTCTCCATCCTGGCACTATTCAGTCATGTGGTACTGGGTAGCGCTGTCACTGGAACTAATCCACCCTATAGTGCGGCTAATGTGGTAGACACTGGACTACTGCACTGGATAGGTAGCTATAACAGCACTAGCATAACCAATACCACCTACTATCAGCTCTTTCTCTAATATGCCTGTCAACACCTACCTCTCCAATCCAATCTATCAGGATAAATATACCCGAGCCAGCGGCTGGAAGAAACTACTATTCACTCCAGGGGGTACCCTGCAGGCTGGGGAACTGATAGAGCTGCAGTCCATGCTGGCAGATCAGAACAGTCAGCTGATGGAGGCCATGTACGCCAATGGAGCTATTCTGAATGGGGTGGTGGGAACTGTCAGCGGCAATACGCTGAAGTTTTCAGCTGGTCAGGTATACTTCTCAGGCTATGTACTGGATATTCCCAGTCAATCTATTACACTGCCCGATACCTTATCTCACAATGTATACCTACTAGTTACTGAGACCATCACTGAACAGGTATCGAATAATACACTCAACACCTCTGGATCTGCCGATATACTGGTCTGGAAACCATCAATTCAGCTAGGCAGCGGAGATGCACTGCTAGGTACGATCAATAATGGGATATATGTGGCAGCCTCACCTCGTGGACTGATAGATGACCGCATAGGATCATTTCTCCATGATCTCTACGGTAATTATCAGGTCTCAGGACTAGACACCACAGTAGTCCAGAGCAGTACCCCCACATCCACATCTGTAACCTCATCCGATATAGCACCCCTGCAGTCAGAACTGGCAGCACTCAATACCTACATTACACAGCTGCAGAATCTGGCCGGCACTAACCTCAATAGCACCACACTGGTATCCAGCCTGAGCACTGAGATAACCCAGAGACAGGCAGATGCCAATGCCCTCAGGATCAGGATAGGTGCCCTGCAGTCAGGAGGTACAACACAGCAGATAATCCGGAACAGCGCCAACTTCGATATTAATCCAGGTACCGCCTATATTGGAGGGAAGCTGATTACAACCACTGGCACATCCCTGGTAGTCCCGATGGATAATATAGGCTCAGCTGCTGTGACTGGAGCTCAATACAGTGGAGTCAGTGCCGCCAGTCAGATAATTAACTTCACACAGACGACTGCTCCCAAGCCTGCCATCAATTTTACCATAACATCTAGTAATGGTGTACTGACCAGTGCCGCCTCTCTCTATGCAGGAGACGTGGTCTATGCAGTATCCCCCGCAATCAGTCCTCTGACGGTGGGAGTCCCCTATACCATCTCATACCTGAGTAGCGGTACTCTGTCCCTAGCTCAGAGCGGACTGCCTGCCCTGAAACTACCCAGCGGTGTATATTCGCTGAATAGACCTGCCCAGAACTACCTGCAGTTGTCCTTCGCAGGACTCCCATCAGACCCCATTATCTCAGCTATCACCATTGCGACCACGGTACAGGGAATACCAGATGCCCTGCAGGATATAGTCAATCTACTGAACGGTCAGACCAGCAGCGCAACTGTCACCTCATCTGCCACAGATGGTCGCAGCACTGCGGGTATTATAGCCTTGCTGAATGAGCATATGACGCTATCGCTCAATGGTAATGCCCTGGAGATAACAGCCAAGCCCGTACCTAATCTGCAAAATATAACACTGAATATCACTACAGCAGGCGGCACCACCTCTGACTGGACATCTGGTAACCTATTCAGAACTGTACAGGCATCCTATACCCTGGGATTCCAGCCAGTAATTGAGGTGACCCAGGTACTGGGGGTAGTTCAGGTAACCGGTCAGGCAATGACCAGGGGAGCGCTATCTGGTGGTAGAGATTCCATAGGCAGCACCAGCCTGGTGGAACTACTGAGAGTATGGCAGGGCACTACAGTATATGTCCTGGGGGTGGACTATACCCTGTACAATACCACCGATATAGACTGGACACGTTCACTCACCTCAGGAAATCAACCTGCACTGGGTTCGACCTACTACATCAGCTATACGCAGAATATTCCCATCACCGACTATACACTGAGTAATGGGGCAATTAAGTTTAACAGGCAGGTACCCATATCCTTCACTGTCAACTACAGTTATTCCCTGAATGTAGCTGGACTGATCACCCTGGATGCCAGCGGTAATTTCAACTATCTACTATCAGCACCCTCAGCCCAGCCCACAGCACCCGCCACTCCTGACAATGTACTGGCAGTTGCCCGATTCAACATGAACAGCAGCAGTGTTACAGTAACTGCTGCCACTGAGAGTAAGGCTCTGAGCTACGTACAACTCAATCAGCTGGCAGATACAGTTCAGGCAACTGCCAGTCAACTGGCCTCTCTGCAGTTACAGATCAGCAGTGGTAACAGCAATGGACTACTACCGATAGTGGCAGACCTATTCCATGACCTCTCGCAGCTGGACTTCTCCAGTGATAGCTTTACTGCCAGCCTGTCACCTATCACTCAGACAATCACACAGGGCATACAGCATGCCACTATACCTCTCAGAGCATCAGGTTCGTCAGCCAATCTCAGCAACACTGCTGTAACTAATAGTCAGAATACACGGAGTATATCTCAGCCCCTGAGTGCCAGCTATGCCAGTCAGGTTCGCATATACTCTACCGATGCCAATCAATTCATCTGCTCAACTGATGGATTCTATCCCTGTGACCAGATATCTCCTCAGACCAGTGATATATCATCTCAGGTTCTCTCCGCTGTCACCAATCTCTGGGGCGGCGCCGCCCTCTCCATAGCAGATGGAATAACACAGGGAATACCCTACCGTAATTTCTCTGCCAGTAGGGGCTATATTACCTCGCTATCTCAGGCAACTGCACCCAGAACAGTGGTCAACATACGTCTGGAGGAACTGCATAATCAGCCCTACAGCTTCACATGGCGTGGAAACCCTGTCTCCCTGGGCAGTGCCCTATACGGTAGCTTCGATATCATCACCAATCCAACACTGGACGTAGTGACTGGGTTCTTCAAATCCAATGGACTGTTACCATCATCCAGCAGTGGCTGGAGCATCAGTGATGGGGTCATTGCAGGTAAATTCTACATACCTGCAGGTACACCCCCAGGAAACTACGCACTGCAGGTAAGTGGGCCAGATGGACACTCAGGTACCCTGGGCATCTCAGTCTATAACAATACCCTGCAGCAGACTGCCCTGACAGCGGCTCAGAGGTGGCTAGGCTATCCTCCTGTCTACTCAGTAGTGTCAGACTACCTATATCACACCGTTGATCCGTACATGTCAGGACTGAATCAGGCGATATCAATCACTGACACAATTCAGCTACTGGGAATATACATCTACATCCGCACCATAGGTACGGGCAACATGAGATTAATCCTGCGCAGTGGAGATGTCGTAGTCTCAATCGGAGACCCAGTCAATATGACAACAGGACTCCCTACACTATTCAAGTTTCCAGAGGTGGTTACTCTCCCTCCTGGAAACTACAGTATCGGACTAGAGGGAACAGGCTATGAGGTCTGGACAGGTGATTTCACCGTAGATCCGTCCATAATCTATCAACCAGGGATGCTCTCCACCAGTCTGACTGGACTAGACCAGACAGTATTACCCAGCCAGAGACTGGCATATTTCTTCATCGAACCCAGCTACAGTGCGACCACAATTAACCTAGGTACCTATACAACCTCAGACCTGCCTAATTCCATACAGGCATTTGCCCTGAATATCAGGGCCACTATTCCCAGTGGAAGCTCAGTCACATATCAATACAGTGTCAATAATACTCTCTGGACCAGCTTCGACCCCTTCACTACAGTCTGCCTGTCCAGTCCGACCACCACACTGTATCTGCAGGCACTGCTAAACGGTAATCTGACTCCACTGCTACGTACCTCTGGTGCTACGGTATCCCTATACAGCTTCATTAACAACAGCAATGCAGTCAGTAAGGCAATCAGCACCTCGGGCTATTCTCAGGTAACGATGAACATAGTAGCCAGCGGTCAGCCCCAGGTATATGTCCAGAATGAGACAGACATCCAGAATGGGATATATACATCACTGGCATTGGTGCCATCTAAGACCACTACTGTAGACAGCAGTCTGGGAGTCAGCAGCTATACCTATACAGGCAATTACTCCAGCGATTCGACTCAGACTACCCATTCCCTGACCTATAGTCTGGCACTGAGCGGCAATATGTACATCTATTCAGCCACAGTGAGTACCAGTTAATGGATATTAAATACCTCTTCAAGACTGGCGATCTATTATCTACCGCTGATCTCAACGGGGCGATAGATATTCTAATCAACCAGCAGAACTGCATAGCATCATCCCTGGGCGGTCCATGGTTCATCCTGGGGGGACTGGATGTGACAGTAGTTGGGAATCAACTGGCAATCACGGATGGCTATTTCTACGCCCAGGATCAGGGCTGCATAGTAGAGGTAAATGGCGGCACCTATAATTCTCCAGTCTATATTTACTATAAGATTAATAACAGACAATACCCAGATCCACAGCAGGGTCCATCCTCAGGACTGGGTGCTAAACACTATGCTGTACAGGGTATCCTGACATCAGACCTGTCGATACCACGACTATACAACTATCTATATCGCCCCTTTGTCACATTGGGATCCAATGGAACTGTCAAGATAGCTGCACAGACCAGTATTCAGACACCCCTACCGACAGTACCTGACCATATTCGCTGTGGACTGACAGTCCGCTCAGCAGGCGGAGTTATTGAGGTGGAGAAGGGGCAGGGATACTATCGCAGTCAGGTGGTATATGTCAATCAGCCATCTATCTTCAGCCTAGATGCAGCCAATCCCTATATTAATCTCAATATGAGCGGTCTCTATCAGTCTCCAGTATCAGCTGACCTGAACATAGCGTATGTGACTGGCACAGCTGTATGGTGTAATCTGAATAGAAATGTCTCACTGACCAGACAACATGCCCTGCTGACTCAGAATGCAGCCAACCAGAGCCTACTGATAAATCTATCTGCCAACGCTAATCAGACATATCTATCTAGTCTGGGTGTGTATATAGATTATCTGACATCCAACTCCACATCAGATACCAATAACACACTCTATAATGCTGTATTCAGTAATGGGAAGGTATACTCAGGCGGCACTCCAGTAGCACCTGGCAGTATCAACTACAGCTCAGGAAATATTATCTATCTGAATAAGTATCCCCTCGCCCTGACAATTCCCTACACCAACAGCAGTAATAATATATTAACAGGAACAACTAATCAACCTATCATGGCTACAGCAGTTCCCTGTGCGGAGTATGATGGCAACCTGGTGTTCATCCACGGTGCCGCCCCAAATCAAGCCTATACAATAACAGACTACAGTAACTCCGCATATTCCCTGACATCAATAGGAGCAGTAGATACCTCACAGACTACTGACAGTAATGGTATGGCTCAGGTCAGTCTGACTCCCCAGAATAATAATCCAATTAAGGTTACTGTGGGATCTAGCGGTCTGAGAGTACCCAGGAACAACAGCAATATTAATCCCACCCCATCAATCAGACAGCAGATAACTATCACCGCTGGAGCTATGTGGTCAGGACTATCCGTAGGTGGTAAGGGTTCAGCCTATGTCTATCTGATCAAGGGAGTTCAGATAGTCAGTTGGCTGTATGCTACAGGAAACAGTAACATACTATATGGTAATTTCAGAATACCTATATACGTGGCTCCAGGTACCTATTACATAGCAATTTCAGCTAACACAGATAGCAGCATCAATCTAACCGCAGGTGCATCAGCCCAGATTGCCTCAGGTGGCGACTGGAGCTTCATAGCCGGTAATATATCCTGGACACCTGTAGTTGCAACACCCACCAGTCAAGCCACCACATCAAGCGTAACTATAACTACTGTCAGTCCATTCAGATACATACAGCCGAACATAGTATCCACCAATCCCCCCAACTGCACTGTCAGCTCAGCTAACCAGACCAACAGCTCAGGGTACAGCGGTGTAATTAATCTCAATCTGCAGGGAGGTACAGGTACCTTCCCAGTAGTGGATCTGCAGGCAACTAACTATACCCTCTATAACGATACGAACCTGGCATCATGGATCAGAGATGAGATAGACGTACCCATGGCATTTACTAATCTAGAAGTCAGTCTAGATGCCATGATATCTGGTCAGGGATCGCTACTGGTCTATATCAGCTCTAACGGCGGTCAGACATGGGAACAGTTAGATATGATCAGCACTACATTACTGAACCCTGCCAGTGGACTCAGTCGCTATCTCTACGGTGCCGCCCTAACATCATCTGTAACTATAGTAGATTCCAATAACAATTCAACAACTATACCCAGAACCAGATTAAAACTACGAATAGATTTCAAGAATACAGATAACAAGACATACTTCCAGCGTATTGCTATTAATACTAATCCTGGACCACTCTCTCAAAAAGTCGTTAAATGACCTGCTCATTCATTTTATTCGTCCTCTCCGGATCTGGCGTATTAGCGTCCGCGTAGCGGCTTGCACTTGTAGCAATGTGGTAGACTGCGATCGGGACTGGGTGAAGATAGCCCTGGCTCTCTACCTGCCCGTATCACTTCACCCAGTCCTCGCAGGCGTCAAACCACATGCGAAAAGTGACGCGGGATTCAGTTCCCTACCATATAGATTAAAGAAGATTAGCAAAAAAAAATTAAAAGATTAAAATAAGATTAGAATATAGATTAAATAAAGATTAGCGCTGAAGTTTGTAATGTTGAAAACACAGTCCTATCAACCCATACAGTCATTTATTATTTTAAAAAATCTACTTACAGCGTCGAAGGATTCTACTCACAGCGTCGAAGGATTCTACTCACAGCGTCGAAGGATTCTACTCACAGCGTCGAAAATTATTGATTTCAATCTACCCACAGCGTCGAAGGATTCTACTCACAGCGTCGAAAATTATTAATCAATTAAAAGATTCTAATTAACTTGACGACACATAATTTGTCACTGTGCATAGATTATTGACTTCCATCTACCTACAACGTCGAAAATTATTAATCAATTAAAAGATTTTAATTAACTCGAAGACAATAATTTGTCACGACGACACATAATTTGGCATGACGACATTAATTTGTCACTGGCGACATATAATTTGTCACTGTACACGACACATAATTTGTCACTGTGCATAGATTATTGACTTCCATCTACCTACAACGTCGAAAATTATTAATCAATTAAGAAATTTTAATTAACTCGACGACAATAATTTGTCACGACGACACATAATTTGGCATGACGACATTAATTTGTCACTGGCGACATATAATTTGTCACTGTACATGACGACACATAATTTGTCACTGTGCATAGATTATTAACTTCCATCTACCCACAGCGTCGAAAATTATTGATTACTCAATTTTTTTTAATAAGGTTACTCTTATTAACTATTATTAGGTTGTTTTTAAATTCAAAGTTAACTAGAAAGTTAATTTTGACTAACTCATTAAGTGCCTTCTTAATTAACTGTTTAAACTTATCCTTATCTTTACATTGACTACCAGTAATTTTATATATAAAATCTAATGAAACTGGAACTGGTTTACTATGAGAACTATAATATTCAGATAATTTTAATGCTAACGGTTTCTGTCTTAATAGTTTTCTAATATTCATATCTATACCTGTCCAATCATTGTTGTAGAACAGATTTACGATATCTTTATTTAATTTGATTTTATATTTTTTAGTACTTTCATCTAATATACCTGCATGAATTAAACTGCCAAAATATTTGCGATCTTGAAACTTAATAACAACAGCGCAGGCTGTCATTCTAATAAGAGAATTAAAAAGACTTTCATACTGATCGCCTCCCTTGCTCTTACCCATGCGGTTTAAAATATCAGAACCGCTGATACTTATATTTTCATTTAATTTATGATTTTTAACCAGGTCAACAACAGCCATCCAAACATCTAGATCATCACCATTTAACTGCTCTCCTGTGTATTGAATTTCGTAACCATTCTGCGAAAATATTACCTTATGTTTCATATTTTCACGACTACCAGACCTAATAGCTGCAAACAATGCGCTCCTGAGCAGTACATTAGGCGAAACAACGCTGTCTGCAGAAACTTTAAACAGAGGTAATTGAATAGCTATCTCGTCTTTATCACTTATCATCAGTAACTACTCGAGAAATTGCTTCAATAGTAGCATCTGTTCCTCCATATTGTGAAGGTAGACCTGACCTTATCAGGGCATTCTTATATGATTCTGATTCTACAATTGATGGAAATACTCTTAAACCATATTCACTGAATTTATTTAATGCAGTTTTACTGATATTTGTCATATTGCTGCCGATGATCTTAGTCCTAAATGGAATAATGCCTTCCACAACTCCAGTAAATATCTCATTCAATCTCAGCTCATCAACAGTTGCTAATGTCATTTTAAGGCTAGTACATCCCTTATCATTAGCTTCTACGGGAATTAAAAGCATATCTGCGCTAGAATAGGCTGCCAGAGTTAACTGCGAAAGTGCAGGTGGAGTATCTATAATAATGATCTCTGCATAGTCAGTTAATGGTCTAATATGCCGGCGAAAATATGACGTTGCATTACCAGATGATGACAGTATTTCAGGTACGCCAATTGAATACTTATTGGCAGGTATGAGCCACAGATTAGATTCTACATCCAACATAGCCCCTGCTGCAGATGAGCGTTCCTGGGGATTTAAAATATTCAAGAGAGTTGTAGATTCTATAGGAACATTTATACCACTATACTGTGTAGTATTAGCCTGGGGATCGGTATCTATCAGTATTGTGCCAACTCCCAGTCTGGCTAGGTATCTAGAAAGCATTAACGCTACTGTACTCTTACCCTGACCACCTGACAGTGAGCCAATTGTCACGATTCTAGCCATACAAGTAATGTAATAATTAATTTATTCTTATATTATACGTGGATAGCGGGTTAACATATAGAAATACAGATCACATGGATAATCATGGCTAAAAGTAAGATTCAAGCAGTTATTCCTGAAATTGTTGAAGACAAGATAAATGCAATTACCAGTCCATCCTCTCAGCATGAATTAAATAGATTGGAAGCTAAGGTCAGGACTAGCTTTATTGAGGGTGCCCGGGCTCTCAAGGAGATAAATGAGAAGAAATTATATCTGATAGCTGGCTACACAAACTTCGAGAACTACTGCATGGAGAGGTTTGCTATTGGTCGAAGTCTAGCCTATCTGCGTATAAATGGTTTTAAATATGTAGATCATTTTCAGAATGTAAAGAACCTGCCTGCTGATCAATTACCAACTTCAGAAAGACAGACCAGGGCCTTCGTGAAGGAACGTCTAGAACTAAATGAAGCATACGATCTCTGGGTGTCAGCCATTAAATCTAATAACAGACTTCCCAGCGGGCCAGACGTTGAATACCTAATTAGACAGCGTAAGGTCAAGGTCGAATACACCATCACAGTAGGTGACTACGTCCAAATATCTAGACTAGCCCTATCAGAATCTGCCAGACATCTCTATGGGGAGTGTGTTGGTGTTAACCAGGAAAGTGAAGAGGTAGAGTTACTGACTGCTAAGGGATTGCATACTGTTAGATTAAGCGATGTTAAACCCATTAAGAATGGGAAGATACTCAGAAACCAGATAGAACGTCTCAGCAATCTTCCAGTTAAGAAGTTAGATCCATCCTCCAATATGCTCTTTAACTACTGGAGTCACAGAGCTGAAGAACTAACACCAATGGAATTCAGAATGTTAGATCTAATAGAGGATGCCTACAGAAAAGAAGCAGATGTATCTCAACCTGAGATTAAAGTTCTTAAGACATCCAGTGAAGGCAGAATTAATACCCCTCGTAATAGCTCAATGGCAAATAAACGGGGCAGGAAACGATCTCAATAGATTACAACAACTAACTGGTCTGGCGGCACCGCTACTGGGTATATTGGCATCGTTTTTAACCTGTGTACCCATTAATGCGCTCAGTAATGCTCAATTAAACTATCTGGCGGCGCTGCCTCTAACTAATGCCTATATTAATCCGCCAGATGCCAGTCTATTTAAATGGACATCACCGCAATTTTCTACAGGTGTAACCACTTCCCCCGCAATAAGTGGTTACCTACTGGGACAAGCTAGTTACAATCTAGCTGCCTGGATAGAGTATGTAGTATCGGTGGGGGGTTAGTTATGGCAGATGCCACTAATTCTCAGGTTGCGCCTGGTGCTGCTTTAAATATAATTTGGAGTTCAGTTCTAACTGGTGTACCTATGTATGGTACAAGTTCTGGCGGTAGCTACACTTCAACAAATCAAACACTAACTTTAAATACATCAACCACTCCACAAACGGTAAATCCACCAACCAGTGTAGTTAAGAATCAACCAGGCATTACTTTTAAATATGGAACTAATACGTGGTATATGGTTCTTCAACCTGCAATGGATCCTGTACTGCCAATGCAGGGATCTAGGGGCGCTCCCGGTGCCGCCGCAGGTGGAATAGTAGTTAAGGCTAAACCACTAATAGCCCGTCATGTGATACCAGGCTTTGGACCAATAATTCAGCATCTAGGTGTCTATAGCACTATAGTTTCCTTCGTAGGAGCATTCGTGGGTTATGAAGGAACTAACCAGAATAATATATCAGAATTCTATACCTATCCATCCAGTGTTAATTGGCAATCTAATTCTAATTTAAGCTCAGCTATAGTAGTAGATAGTTATGGAGCTTTTACTACATTCTGGAATGGAGTAGTTAAAAGCGGTTATCAACTTCAAGTAACTATCGCAACTAACACTATACTGAATGGCAGCAGTTTTAAAGAAAATAGTCTAAGAGATTCAACTGGACAACCTAACTTTATTGGATACATTTCTAAAATGGAAGCTATGTATGTCAGAGATGACTTAACATGGTACAACATAGACATAGAAGTAGTTGATCAACCTAATGCTATTCCCGTGCAGTTGCCTGCCTGTAAAAACAGTAGCATTAGTAGTAATGATGTAAACAACGTTTCTAATAGTATTTGTTCTACTGATCCTAGCTTAGGAGAAAAAGCTCTAAGATGCTATTTAGATCAATGTAAAGCAGTAAAATTAGCAACATTAGCTTCCGATTTAGTAGTAGATGGAGATCCAAAATCACCATATCAAAAGGCAGTATATAGTGTTTTTTTAATACTAGATACGAGTAAACGAACATTGCCTAAACCTAATAGCGGTAGATTTGGCGGCTCTATTGTTAATTCTATATGGTTAAGAAATGTTGGAGATGGTTCAATATACACTAGCGATTCTATTGATATTGCTTATATAAAATCCTTATTTGTTAATGTATTAGATGATGATATGACTAATTTAATTAACTATAGAAACAATGAAAATAGAATTATATTAACATATGAAAATAGTTCAATAAAAATTAACTTTGACTTTACATATTTAAATCAACAAACAAGTGGTATTAATTCAAGCGGTAATCTTACTATTTCAAATAGTTATGAAATGACTACAAGTATTTTTAATAATAATTTTATTAATATAAACATTGACAATAATTTTTACAATTTTACTAGTTATTTAACATATACTAGTTATAATTATTTAAAACTGGTTAGTTCAGACGCTCAACTACTTGGATTATCTTCTTGTGTCATAAATAACTCAGACATAAAATTGTTAAATCAAGGCTTACCTGTAGACTCAAAAACAAGTGCAAACCCGACTACTACAGCTTTAAACCCAAATACATGTCCTGATGCATTAAAAAACAGCGGCTACTGTACAGCTGTATTTGCAGGTTCATATACATTTTATGTAGCTGGTTCTTGCAGTGCCACAGGACGTATATATGATTCATCTGGAAATATAGTATCTTTAAGAGGCAATTTAAGTCCTACAAGTAATGTAGATCCTTTAAATTATTCTAAAAATCAAGCTGAAAATTTCTCATCAGCAATTCTTGGCGGTTTTGTTTCTGCTTTAGGTAGAGCAGTATCTGGTTCTTCTAATGAATTTTTAATAGCTAATTATTTTCAAATTAAAAGTGACAATAATGATCTTAATAGTTATCCTGGTCTTCAAGTCTTAGCACTTTTTGATGCAAAATCCTCTGATCCAGGAAAAATACAAGCTCATCCATATATTGTAGTTACAGGAAATAACCCTGGTAAATTTTACGATGGCTATGGTATAGGTGCGACAACTATCTACAATGTTTTAGTCTATACCGACGGTAAAGGTCAGTATTATAAGTATAAATCAGATAGCAATAATAATATTACTCTAGACACAGGTCAGGCTTATCAATTTAAAACAGATCCTAACTCTGGACAAACAGGATTGTATCAAATTTAATATCTATGCGTACTGACTATCCCGTATCTGAAACTACCCTATTAGCTCTCAACTATCCACCCAGTGAGCCTATACATGCTCTGATGTTATCTAATGGCTATCTGTGGGCAGATACTACCATACCTGCAGTGAGTATTATCTATATCCTCAATAATGGAACACCTGTCAGCACATCTATAACTGGAATTCAGTTTACATCCACACAGTCTATTACATCGGGCGGCACCGTGACTACACAACAGCTTGTCCTACAACCACAGGGCATAACGCTGTCTATTAGTAATATAACGTACCTGCTCCTGCCCAATGGTCTCAGCTACAGCTCAGCAGCTTCTTAGCCAAGTACAATCCCTAGTTACACCCCTATCTGCATTAACAGTGGATAGTAATGCCAGTGCCCAGGCGCAGGTAACTCAGAATCAAGACTATCCAAATCGTCCATATAATCCACCCCTATCCTTCCTCTACACCGATACACTGTCAACATTACTGGCTGAAATCAGTAATAACAACTACATATATGCTGGTCAGATAACCAGACCAGGGACACTGTTAATGCCTGCCCGTACCGCCTACGAGCCGCATCATGTATTTGTCAGTAGAACTGGATCCTATGCCTACAGGTTCATCTACATACCCCTGAGATTGTTGGCCAACGGCCCTCAGATACTCTCAATTCCAACATGGACATATGACGGTTCCAGCATCTCTACAGGTACATCCTACAATACTGGCACTATGTTTGCTTCAGATGCCAGTAGCTGGCCGGTTACACATGGTATCTATTGTCAGGACTACTATCACCCGCTGGTATTCGGTCTACATTTCACTGGCAATGCTGTAGATATTGCAGGCGGCACTCCGCTCTGGGAATATCAGGACAGACTAGGCTGGCTAGGTGACAGGGGTACCCTCTATCTGGATATATATCAACCGCTTGGTATGCGTTTCCCCCTGGGTATACCGATAGGCGGTCAACTGCAGCCAGATCCATCCTACAACAGCGGCGAGCTGTACCTACCCAGTAGCGGCTCATATGATTTAATTGGCTACTATAGGGGATACATGACCAATGATACCTATAGTCAGACCACCTACTATCTCTACCAGTATCCCGGTGGAGTGTTTCTGAGCAGTGCCGTCCCAATTCCCATACAGATAAATACGGTATGGAATCAGTCTCACACCATATGGAATACATCTCAGTGGCAGTGGGGTAATAACACCTATAACCCCCTGTCCAGCGTAATCAGCAGTCTGAGTGGCAGTGAGGCATCTGCTATTACCAGACAATCTGTAATTCAAACATGGACGGAGGTGCGCTGATGGGAATACTATCCAGTAATTATCAACTGATAGAGATGTATGTAGGTGGCAGCACTGCGCTACAGAACAAGGTACCAGACAGCGTCATCATGGAGCTGACCAGGAGACCGCAGGAACAGACCGTTATAGTTAATGCAGCTGCCTATGTCTTCAGTCTGACCTCCCCCTACGGCTACGATCCACATATACTCTCAGGCAATATCTATGCTGTCTATAATCAGGCAGGGAGAATGCTCTATCAGGTGGCTGGTCATAACGGCATCTGGGGACGTAATGCACTGGACGCTCAGTTGGTATTCGGTAGCCAGCCCTGGGAATACTATTTCGTCAATGCAGGAGGGGGTATTGTATATGGAATACTTCGAGGAGAAGATCCCATACCCTTGGGCAGCAGTGGGGACACATCAACCTCTCTCAGTAGTGGCAACGGCTGCACCCTGATACTCAGCGGCAGTGGCACAGTCTACGTTCTAGCTAAGGGTACACGTACCAGCAGCATCTCAGCTGCCATCGTCATGGCACAGGGTAAATCTACTGTCATTACCGGTGCCGCCCCAGTATCAGTGATCATCTCCAGTGATAGCTGGATATATCTACAGAATGCATCAGGTACGCCCAGTACTGCGATTCTGCCTGGTGATAAGGTAGCCAGTGGGCTATATTTCACCAGAGCCAGCTCGCCAGATACTGCCATTACCGTTTAATATATGCAGAAGCAGATAGATATCTCCTCAGGCTTCATGTCACAGTTACTGAAGCTATATCAGAGCGGCAGTCCTCTCAGTATTGTAGAATTCGTTGAGCAGGTGCTACTGAATGGACAGGTCAATCTATTCCTGGGTCAGAAGATAGTCCTCAAGAGTTTCTACGGTGAAGAACTCAGCCCAGAGGAGCAGGATACCCTGATTCGCTGGAGGGAGAATGAACAGCGCACCACATGGATACCGGGTAGACAATACAGCAATCTGATTCTGGAGAGTGGTAGACGCTGTGTGGTGGGGAGTACCATGCTGGCAACTCCCAGCGGACTGCAGCGCATAGATTCCCTGGCATCTGAGACAGGAGCACATATAGAGACTGTATCTGCCAGGGGCGGCACCGCTGAAATGGTCTACTACTATAATCAGGGCAGACAGAAGACCTACAGACTGGTCACCTCATCTGGACGTACCCTACAGGGTACGCCTAATCACCCAGTCATGGTTCAGAGAGATGGCATGTACCTATGGGTACCGCTGAGTGATGTAATTACCAGTGATCAGATATTGATATCCCGCAGCCACTGCCTGGGCAACGGTGCCGCCTACACCTACTATGAGAATCAACTATGGTCAGACAGTATCTGGAACTACAGCCATGAGAACATCTGCCGTCATCTCAGTCGTCAGATAACAGCCAGTCAGAGTGGTGACATCAACAATATCAGAAGCCATAGCTACGAATATATACGCAGACATCAGATACTGGCAACTGCTGTGGGAATACCCTCCAGCATCATAACCTCCAGGAAGGGGCATCCCCTGACAGACGGTACCTGGATACTCCGCATGGATCCGAAGTGGCGGGCACGGGTACTGAATAAGCGAGGCAGCGGACTGGATGAATGGGTAGAACAGGTATCCAGTGTCACCTATGCAGGCTACGAGAATGTCTACGATATCCATGTACCTGGCGATCATGCCTTCTGGGGAGATGGTTTCATCAATCACAACAGCGGTAAGAGCATGCTGGTCAGTGCAGTAGTTCTCTATGAGTTCTATAATCTGATTACACTGAACTCACCTGCCAAGCACTACGGTCTGGTACCCTCAGATCCCATACATATATTCGTAATTGCCCAGTCAGCAGAACAGGTCAAGGAAACCCTCTTCGCTAAGATAATAGGCTATGCCAGTGAGAGTATGCTCTTCCAGTCCCTGGCTAAGAGCGGCGAGATAGAGATGCTGGCAACTGAAATTCGCTGTCCCGGGAAGAATGTGGCTATCTCAGCTAAGCATAGCCGCTCACAGTCCCTGGTCGGCTATAACCTCAAGCTCTTCGTACTGGATGAGGCATCACGGTTCGAGACCAATGAACTGGGTGTCAATACAGCAGATACCCTCTTCGATAACGTGGGTAAGGCAGTCAGCACCTTCGGTAAACATGGCAAGAGAGTCATGATCTCCAGTGCCTGGTGTGAGGGCGACCCCATCCAGCGTGCCTATGACCACTGTCACAGGGATCCCTACAGTCTGGGAATGAGACTGACCACATGGCATCTCAATCACAGCCCCAATGTAGCCAGAGATAGTCCACAGATAGTGTCAGACTACCTGAAGAACGAACAACTAGCCCGACTGGAATATGAGGGCATCCGCCCCAGTGCCAGCGGTGGTATGTTCACCACGGATATGATTGACAGCTGCACCACTGGACATTCCATGGTAGATACTGCAGCCACTGACCTGGATGTCAGGGGACCTGAGGAGACCAGGAGGTACGTGGGAATTAATATACTGAGATGTGAACCCAGTCAGGGACCTGGCTATGGGCACATAGACTATGGACTCAAGCGAGACAACTGCGCCTTCGCCTTCGCAGCACCTGGAGAGAAGGATGGCAGCTGGACTATCAACATAGAGGGACTGATCCTCTGGCAGCCCCGCATGACTGATGGGGGTATCAGGAGTGTCTCCTTCACCAATGTCGAGGACACCCTGATCCAGATATCGGTGCGGCGCAATATACGCTACCTGTCCTTCGACCAGTGGAACAGTGAGGCCACAATACAGAGACTGCATGAGCAGGGGATAGTGACTGAGCTGCTGGGCGTGTCCCGTCCCAAGCAGATGCTCTACTACACTCTCCTGCGCCAGCTACTACTGGAGGGACGTATACAGTTCCCCATGGACAGCATCTGGATGCCAGACCTGAAGGCAGAATTACATGGACTGGTAGTGCAGGCTAACGGTAAGATAATACATCCCAGTGCCAATAAGGATCTGGCAGATGCGGTGGCATGCGCTGTCTGGAACTGCCATGAGAAGATGGCAATTGCAGGTCTGATGCGCACTGGTCAGGGCAATGCACCCTTCAATAGACATAGTTCACACAGTGCCACCAGCAATATGGCAAGACTGAAGAGACTGAAGAAAACTAGGAGCATATAGGATGTCCGGCACCCCAGGTACCCCGATTGATTGGCAAGAACCCTACCTGAATCCGCTATATCAGGATGGCGGTAGCTACGGTGATCCAGTGTATGTAGACACCACTGAACCTGGCGTAGACCCAGCCCTGCTACAGGGACGCGAGAGTGGCATATACATAGATGACATAGCTGACGTAGACTACATTCAGATCTATATACCTCAGAACGACAGGCACGTGGGGCGAGCTATCCATCAGGAACTCCATGTGACCGGACAGAACTATGTCTATGTCCAGGTGCCGCCCACTGTGGGCTATGGTGTTAACTCCTGCTACATAGTCGAATACTATAAATACATAGCTCCAGTGCCGCTCAACTACACCATGTCTGGCACCAACTCAGTCACCATCAACGGTACCCCCATCACCAGACAACTGAGTCGCTCAATACAGCTGCCAGGTAGATCCAGAAAGGAGCTACTCTACAGTCAGTACTGGTTGGTACCCACCTTCAAGGGCTATAGGTATCTACGACACAGGGACACCATACTGGAACAACGTCTGCCAGACCGTAGACGCAATATAGAGCTGATCATGAATGCCAGCACCTTCACCCAGGTCAATGGATCAGATCCCCTGACCAGCGATATTCAGCTCATAGTCAGTGTCATGGCAACTCCAATCACAGCCAGTGCCACCCCAATTATCAGCAACGGCATCATCACTGGACTCAGTATAGTGGGAGGTGGCTCTAACTACACCACTGCACCTACCATCACCATCACCAGTGCCACAGGTACGGGAGCCCGTGCAACTGCTATTATCACCAGGGGTATAGTAACTGGCTATACAGGACTCGTGGGCGGCACCGGGTACCTGGCAGGCAATACGACTGTCAGCATAGCGCCGCCCACCTCCCAGGCAACTGCCACAGTCACAGTCACAGGCGGTGTCATCACAGCCATCACAGTGACCAATGGAGGTGCAGGATACTCCAGTGCCTATCCTCCCAACATCAGTTTCACCAGCAGCACCGGAACAGGAGCCAGTGCCACCCTGACTGTGGCTAATGGCAGGATAACAGGCTACACCAACCTGATAGGTGGATACGGCTATGCAACCGTAACAGCCACCATAGACCCCCCAGGTGTCAATACATACTATGCCCAGACAACAGACTGGGAACGCACTGCAGACGGCATACAGTGGCTGACCACGGCGCCGCCCACTCAATATTTGATCATGTACCGTCCATGCTACTACAAGGAAGAAGTAACCTACATTCCTAACTCAACTGAGTTGACAGTAGTCAACCACAGACAGCTAATGCCAGAACAACAGCTCTTCAACGGGTTACTCTATAATCCAGCCCTGACATATCCATATCCCTGGATTGGTTAATGGATAATTATCATCCACTGATAGGTAGCACTAATAGCGGCGGAGGCAATTGGAATATCTTCGCTAACACTGAATGGGATGATTTTAAAGACTCAAGTATAAATAAGACTATTGCCCTATCTTCTAGTGTTCAGGAATCCTATTTCTATGGACTGAATATACGCAATATCTCCATGAGATATTCTAGGCAGAACTATAGAAGACTGAGCGGTACCACTGAAGGTACGGCAACTGCACTCTATCGAATGACTGAAAGTCAGATGGATAGGTTAACCAGCAAAGGAGCGGTGCCGCTACCTGTATCCTATTTCGATATGGTAACTACTACGCCAGGGCTAGGTAGTTACATCAATGAATGGGCCATATCTACTGGCATCAGTTCAGGACCTCTACTGAGCGGTAAACATAGCTTCATGGCCTCTATGTTTGCTGGAATCGGAGGTGCCATAGATTCAAGTTTTGGATTCAATAAACAGACCAATACAGACCCCTACTTTCAAGATAGCTATAGAGTCAATCAAACTGATGCCTATAAGATGCAGAAGGATGGACCTACTGCAACTGTTCTAGGAAATATTTATCAGTTTGCTGAGAGTGCCACCTACTCAGTAATTTCATATTTAGCAATAGCCTATCCTCTAGCCACTGTCAGCGATAAGATTATCACTAACTTTACTGAAGGTTTACTAACAAAGTCAATACAGAATAAAGATGGATTTAGTGCTGTAATTAGAAAAATATCAGGAATATCGAAAGAATATGATAAGTTAGACCCCACAGACATTGATTTTTATAAAAAATTAAAAGCTGGAATTGAAAGCAGCGATATAGATCCATACTATTTTCATAATCAAGTAGTCAGAAAATCTGCTTCTGATATGTGGAGCGGTACTCTGGATTTAATCACTTATATTGCTTCACCCTTTAAAGTTGGCAGTGAAGGTCATCGATCTATGCAGCAAGCAGGTCAAGCTGTCGGAGAAGAATTAGCTTCTGTAACTAAACTCGTCCTAGATGATAGAACCAAGACAATCGCACTTGAAAATACAGGTTTCACTAGAGCACGAAGATTAGCTAAAAAACTAGACAACTTCCTAGAGTATATACCTCTCAATCCTTTACTCTGGTCATGGGGAGGTATTAATCCCAATCAGGCTACCATACATGATGGCTTTACATCTCTAAAAGACGCTATATCTCTATCAGGTGCACTGGATATATGGAAAAAATTCTATGATGATGGCAGAATTCAAGATGCAAAAGCTGAAGCATCAAGGGGACTGGCTAAGCCAGTTACATATTCATTTAAATTAGCCTATGTATTAAGTAAAAATTTTATAAAAGAATTATTTAGTGATTTTCATCAACAGGTAGTATCAGATGAGTTCTATAAACATCCTATTATAAAAAAAGAAGATATAGAGAATAAATCTGAGGAGTTAAAAGTAGAATATACAAAAAATAATCCTAATTCTCCATTACCTCCAGATGAACAGTTTCAAAACGAAGCTAAAAATGAATTAGAACTGATTGCTGATAATAAATTAGCTATTGGAAAGATTAATTTTAGAAGTTTTTTTACAAAAAGTGCTAATTACCTATACGGTCGCACTAAACAGTTAATGAACTCGCCTGCTAAGACTCTTCAAGTTAATAATCAAGGGCATTTAATTATAAATTTAATAGATAAAGATGGAAATATAAATGAAGAAAAACTAGAAGAATTTAAAACTTATATAGAAGAAATCAGTCCTGTTCAAAAAAGAATAGAACGTCAAATAAATAAAAGACAATCGGCGGTATTAGCCCAAAAAAATCAATATATAGAGTATGAAAGTGCCAATATCAGTGCTCAGAATAATAAAAATATATGGAGTAGTAAGTTAGGTAAATTTATAGTATTAGGAGGTATTGCCAGTTTTTTAGTCTCTAGAGCTGCTAGTGATTTATTTAGTGTAAATATACATGCATCACAGTTGACTCAGATGCTAGAGTCAGCAACAGGAAGAAAAGAATATCACAACCTATTAACTCAAGGTCAAAACGTAGATATTGAAGCCAATAATATAGTAGATTTAAGTGACATTTTGCTGATTGGTCAGTCTACAGGTGTTTTTGGACAGGGAATCGGTATTGGTTCTCATTCAGGTGAATCTAAAAAAGAATATGAACAGCGCTATTCAGATACAGTATTAAAATTACATACAATTCAATCTATTGCTGGTATAGGAGTTACTCTAGCGGCAGGTTATGTAGCTGGAAGAAGAGCAGGTAGAGGTGATTTAGAAATAACAGTAAATCTTGGAGAGGAAACCAGTGAGGCGTATAAAGGTATAAAATCTCTTCTGGATAAATCTGGTATGGCCTTAGAGGGCAATACTATAAGGATAGCAGGAGGTAGAAAATTAGGACTTAATTTAAAATATGCAGGACTAGCAGCTATCGGTGTCTCCTGGCTGATACCTAATGCCATAAACTATACTTTCTCTAGATTAAGGTCAACTTCTAGATTTGTAAAAGGACTTTTTGGACTAGGGCCATCCTCATCTACTAGAAAGTACTTAAATATGAATGCAGATGCCTCCTCATATTTAGAGGGATATTTTAGTAACATTAAAGCGCAGGTAATGATGGGTAAGAGTCCATCTAAATCTTCTCTAGAATCTGCCTTAATGGCTAGATTAGTATCTAAAAGTCTTGATATATACAATAGACCAGATGAACAGGTAATAAATACTGCTGAAGGAAATATAGTTACTCCCGTACAAACTGCAGGTAACTTAGCTTTTCAATCTCAGATGCCAATATTAACTCCCCAAACTGATGTTGAAAATATTAAACAAGCTGGCAATAAAACTGGACAATACTTCATAAGTGAAGGCTTTAGAGGACCCATGCTCTTAGGTTACAACATGACAGTAGGATCTCCAATTGGATTTGATCTTGCTCATCCAGAGCAGGGTGCACTAGGACTGGGAATAATCTACTCTCCACAGAGTAATAACTATCTCAACTATATGGCAGATCTTACGCAAGTATTGACTACTATCGATACAAGCGTATCTGCTTTTGCTGCTCTATCTATTATCTTCAGGCTACCATCACAGGAATACAGTATTTTACAAAAAGTAAATAATGCAACTAGGGTTCTCTTTGAATTACCAACCTTTGTATTAATAGGTGGTTTAAAGATGACAACTATTCCTGCTAAAAGTCTTATTAAAGCCATGGTAGGTTTAATAGATAAATTCAATCCTAATAAATTAAATAATATAAAAGATGATGAACTCGCTAATCAGTCTGTAATCGATAGAGCTTCTATAAATTTAATAAAAAAATTACCAAGCTGGTTAAAAACAAGTGCTGCATTAGAAACAGGTGCCATAGCGGCTTGGTCTATTCTATCTACTGATGAACGTTTTGGTTTTGCTACAGGAATGCATCTAGATACTGTAAATATCAATGATCCAAAACAAGCTGCACCTGATACATATACTTGGTATTTAAGAGGAACTACGTTCATAGCAAGCGTATTAACTTGGTATATAGCCGGTAACTTTAAAAGTATGTCCGAGTTTGAAGATAGATATCGGCTTGCTAGTGACCGCATAGGTTTTTTAGAAAACAAAATTGAAGAAACGAGAAAAATAAAAAATGATGTTTCCTCAGCAGCACCCAGTACCGTTTGGCAAAAATTTAAAAAACGGGTAGAACCTATATATGATGAATTAAAACTGTTTTACTGGAAAAATACCTTAGCTAACTTAAGTTTTGCTGGTAAAAGAGTAGAAGAAGTAAATGCAGAAGCAGTAAGTTCCAATCTAAATGCCTCCAGAGCAGAAATAAAAGAATCAGAAAATCTAAAAAGACCCATATTCAGTAAATTAAAATACTTTACTGAAATATCTGGTCAACAACAAAAAATATTCAGATTTTTTAAAACTCAAATAATTATAAGTACTGCAGTTGCTGCAATAGCTTATTCATTTAATCAGGGACATGCTGGCAATATAGAGGAGTTTTATCACAAAGTAAGAGAAGGAATTAGTGCAATATTACCAGGTTCTAGAGGTAAAAAAACATTAGGAGATTTAGTTGTAGATACCTATAAATTAAATAACTGGTTTTCTTCAGATAATAATGGCTATACAGGTATTACTTCAGCATCTGTTGATATTAAAAATGGTTCTATCGTATATGAAAAATTACAATATAAATCTGGCAGTGATTATAGAAATATAAATTCTAGTCAGTTAGTGCAGTCTGCTCCTACAGTAGCAAAGAATTTTGATAGCACCACTAGTAATTTAAAAAAAATAAATGGAGAAATACAGGTAGCAAGAGCACATAAAAAAGATAATTTAGCAGACATTCTAAGTGATATTAATTCAATAAGTGCAAGAGCTCCCTACATACCTATACCCTTAGTTGGAGGTATTAAGATAACTAGCTCTGAAATACCTAACAGCCATAACTCTTTCTATATACAGTTTCAATCTCCTGGAATAGATCTAAGCATGTCTGAGTACTCTACAGATTCTAAGTTTTTCTTTGAACAGGCAGCCCAGGGTAGAGATGATATAGAAAACATGTTAAGAGAAATAAGACAAAATTCTAACGGAGATCAAGATAGCTTAGGAACTTACATTAAATATATAACAGCATCTCTACCAACTAGAAATAGAGCACGTGCTGTTCAAATACCCTTATCCAGAGAAACTAAAAATCTAATCAATCAAAGTAGTATATCCAGATCTGCAAGCATGGATAAATTAGCTCGCTTGCAGGTTCTGTCTTATCAGACTCCCAGACAAATGGCAGCTAATAGACTTAGAAGACAGTTGGAAAAATTAAACTATGAACAGATACTGCAAATTATTAAAAACACATCTAATAAAGATAGTGAAAAAAATGGTGACCCTAACCTATATAACAGCAACTTAGAAATGAATATGAACCGTATTAGTATTAACAATGCGGTTGATTTCTATATGAATCATAATACAAATGAAAATGTAGCTAATTTTTTAAGTAAATTTTCTCAGGGCTCTGTAAATACAGATGTGATGGATGACAACGAAAATATATATAAATCAGCTGAATTAAATAGTAGTGATCAACCTAACTGGCTTAGTAATCTTGGCGGTAAATTAGGCAATGCTACCGATATAATAACAGGCTTACCAGTTATAGGTTACTACGCAGGACTGGCTATAAAAGCTACATTAGCCATAACAGGAATATATGGAATATTTGCAACATTCGGACTATTTAAGCATTTAAACAGTTATACCGCTGCAACACAAATACATTCTAAATTGTCTTTCTACTATAGAGAACCTAATACTATTCCAGAAATGACTGTTGGATTTACAAAAGTCATTGCAGATGAAAAAATTAGTGTGAATAAATTAAAGTGGACAATTAGGGCTGATGGTAAGTATTATGAAATAAGCGGCGGTAGTACTACTTTAAATATAGGAGATAAAAAAATAATTGATCGTTTAAATACTTTCAATGAGCAATTAAAAGGCGCTAGTCAAGAAATAAATACTTTAAAAAAACAATTTGCTAAAGACAAAATTGGAATATTTAATAATCAAGGAGCAATTAAAAATAATAGATTTAAAGCAGATTCTGTATTTGATATAGACAGCGACGACAAAGTTCAAGGTATAAAGGAATTTAAAATTAAAGCAGTAAGATCTAGTAATGACTCAATTAATCCAAATGCTCTTTGGATAGAAAAAGATCAAAACGGTAACGATGTTCAATATTACATTACAACCGATGGAAATGTAGCTCCTGAAACTGATAGTGCCACAATACATAGAAGTAGAAGAGGATTTAATATTCATCTTGAAAATTCTTTAATGGATCCTTATGAAAAACTATTGGATACTCTTGCTGATAAACTTTTTAAAGACAATGAAGAAACAGTTCATAGTCTACTATATGGAGATGGAAAAAGAAATGACTCAGGAGAATTAATAGATAACGGTAAAGAAAATTTTAAAACTATATGGAAAGATAAAATTAGAAATGAGGTTAAAAAAGTATTAGAAAAAGAATTTCCAAAATTAAAAATATTAAACTTAGATACTGAAAATAT